ATGACGGTGCGTGCAACCTCAGGACCGGCACCGCTACCGGTCCCGCGCGAGTGGCAGCCGCTCGTAGACCGTTACCGGCTCACCCTCCAGGCCGCCGGGTATCCGAAGACCACCATCGGCACCCGGATGTCCCACATGAACCGGATAGCCAGGTCCTTGGCGATACCGCCCGAGGCGGTGACACACGATCTACTCGAGGTTTGGTTCGCTCACCAAACCCAGTGGGCGCAAGAGACACGGCGCGGCTATCGCACGTCGGCGACGAAGTTCTTTGGCTGGGCCCACGCGGCAGGCCATATACCGATCGACCCGTCCACGAAGCTACCGTCAGTGAAGCCGGGGCTACCCGCACCGAACCCCGCGCCTGACCGCATCTGGAAGGAAGCCCTCCTCGCGGCCGACGCCAGAACCACCGTGATGCTGCACCTCGCCTGCGGGGCCGGGCTCCGGCGGGCCGAAGTCGCACAAGTCCACACCGATGACCTCCGGGAGGGCTTCTCCGGGTACCAACTGCTCGTGCACGGCAAGGGCGCCAAGGACCGCCTGATCCCGATCTCAGACGAAATCGGCGCGATGATCCTCGCCGGGCCGGGCGGCCACACCCCCGGTCACGGCGACAGGGGATTCCTATTCCCTGGGGCGGATGGCGGCCACCTCTCCGCACGGTGGGTCGGAAAGCTCTGCGCGGCAGCGATGCCGGGGGTTTGGACGATGCATAAGCTGCGGCACCGGTTCTCTACCCGCGCATACCAGCGCACCCGGAACCTCCGCGCCCTCCAGCAGCTCCTCGGGCATGCGAGCGTCGCCACGACGCAGATCTACACTGCGGTCGATGACGACGAAATGCGGGAGACGATGCTCGCCGCTACTGACACCAGCCCGCGCCCTTGGACGCGGTGGGCGAGCTCTGCGGCAGGAGTTGTAGTTGCGGCCAGCGCCGCGACACTAGCCAGTCATGCGGTGTCGCTAGTACCTTAACCGCTATGGACCTGCGGAAACTCGGCTTGTGTGCGCTCTCAGCGGTGGCGCTGGCTGGATGCAGTCAGCCTGCCGGCCAAACTGCTGCCGGCGGAAGCACGGTCGTCACGTCGGTGATCGTGTCGGTACCGGCGGCGGCGCGGGAAACTGTCACCGTGACGGCGCAACCAACTTCCGTAACCCCGGAAGAGGGCGACCCTAACGACCAGGCGTTCATGGCCGTACTTGTACAGCACGACATCAACGTGGGCAGCCGCGCGCAGTCGATCGCACTGGGACACAGGGTCTGTGAGTGGTTCGAGGAGCGGCCAGACAATGACTTGGCCGCCGCCGTGAAGGGCATCGTCCAGAGCTACCCGAAGATCTCCCAGGAGCAGGCTGCACTCTTGGCTGGCGCGGCGGGCCGCGCGTACTGCCCGGACACTCAAATCAGGTAGCGCCCATAAACGACAAAGAGGGCCAGCCCGTAGCGGGCTGGCCCTCTTGCGGATCTCGGCGTTACCGGCGAGCTGCGGTGAGCATCGCGTCTACCCCGGTGGCCGCGAAGTCGTTGGAGCGGTCAACGTCCTCGATCTCTTGAGCGTAGGAGGTAACCGCGTGCATCACTCCGCCAGCGGTGAGCTGGCCGCCCTTGATGAAGTGATCGAGGATGCCCTTCATTTCGTCCTGCGAGTAGGCAAGCTTCTTGCCTACGGCCTCGATGGCGCCCTGCGCGTCTTCCAGCGGAACGGTGCTGGTCTGCTCCAGCTTGGCGACGGTGCGGGTGACGTAGTCCACGTTCATGAACGAGGTGACTGCGTCCTTGACCTGCTGCTTGACCAGCTCGTTGGATGCGTCGATGGTTTCGGTGGACCATTCGATCTGTCCTTCATCGAGCTTCTTACCGAGGTGGACTTTCCGCATGGCGTCGGCGTTGATGGTCATGCCGTTGTCGCACACCAGGACCCGCAGCTCTGGGGTGATGGTGAGTGCGCCGCCACCGGTTTCGCTGTTGGTGACGAGGAGGCCCGCGTACACCAGCTTGGGGTTCTCGGCGGCCTCGCCACCGTGGCCGGTGCCCTGGAACGGTGAGCGGTAGTTCTCCAGCAGCTTCTCCGCTTGAACGCCGTACTCGCGGGCCGTGACGCGGAGATACAGCCGGTCATCGGTGAGGTCGCAGCTGCGGATGTGGGTCTCGTTGAGACCGGCAGCCTGCATCCCGTCCAGCAGCGCGAGCACGGTGTCGAGGTTGTCGCGGATGCCGTACTTGTCCGAGAGCACCGCGCGGACGATTCCGTTCGAATCGGGGTAGAGGGGGTCGGTGCCGTAGAGGGTGCGGACGAGAACCTTCTTCTCGGGATCGGCCATGATGGCCAACTCGTTGAAGTTGGTGTCCAGCAGCTCGACGTGCTGCGCGCGCAGCTTGCGGACGTACTTGGTGGGGATGTCGAGCACGTTCCCCAGCTGAGCGTCGGCCAGTCCGGTCATGCGGAACGCGCCGTTTACCTCGGTCACCCCGCGCTCATCGATGTGGGGCTCGAAGCCGTCGAGGATGAGTTCGCCGTGCTCGAAGTGGATACGGGACATCGGGACCACGAGGTCGGCCTTGTGGGCGTGCTGGTGTTGGAGGAGTTCCACCAAGGAGGCGAGGTCGCCCCGGCGGAGGGTGCGTTGCGGGAGCGGTCATCTGAGCATTCCTTTCGAGTATTCAGCGAGGCAGCGAACCATTCGCTAAACTGACTTGAAAAGTATAGCGCGCTTTACCGACGCAGCGCTATCTTGCTGCATAAACAACTCATTTCCCCAGTTCGCATTATTGCCTTGTCCCTATTTGCCCTGAGCAGCACTCACCCAGCCACGGAGGGCCTGTCGCGGTAACGCGACCAGGAGGGGGTGGTAGAGGACGGAGCGGGGCCGGTGGTTACCGGGTGCCGCGCCAGATCTGCCCAACGCGCTGCTTGGTCAGGCCAGCGGCCTCACCAATCTCAGGCTGGGTCAGGCCGAGGTTCTGGCCATCCTTGATCGCTTCAATGAGCAGCGACTCAGCGCTCTCGCGGCGCGCACGACGCCGGGCGATGAGTTCCAGGTGTGCCACCTGCTCCTCGCTCAGCTTCCGCTCACGCACCATGCGGCGAAGTATAGCCCGCTTTACCCATCAGCAAACGAACGAAGTCCGCCCCCCGGCCCGAAGGCCAGAGGGCGGATCAACCGGGACAAGATCAGCTGAGGGCGGTCACCGCGTCATGTGCGGGTCTGAATACGCCGTAGCGCCACTATCAGCTTGACGAGCGCGTAGCCCAGCCCCACGTATAGGACGCCGCGTACCTGACCCCGCCACGGGTAGTCCTGTCCCCACCACACGGAAACTGAATTCTGAGTGAGCACTAGCGACAACGCGAGGTAGATGCTCACCGTAACCCGCCCGAGAGGCCTCACCCACCACGCCGACCGAAGCACGTACAGGAGGGTGAACATCCAAGAGAACACCGCCGCCACCGTGAGCGCGACATCGGCCACGGTCTCCGGGTTCAGCCAGATCATCGGTACGAAGGCCAACGCCGCGACCACCGCCGCGTGCCGCAGGCGTACCGGGTTCCTCATCTTGCCAGCCTCCGTCTCATGGTTCGTTCCCACGCTTCCGCAAACCCGTTGCTCTCCATGAGCATTTCGGCGCGGCGCTCAATTTCTGCGGCCTGGTCCAACCGCTGCTGCGCGTCGTGCCGCTGCGCCAGCGCATCCTCCACCCCCGCCTCGTCCGGGCGGAGCCGCTTCCCCCACATCAGGTTTCGCCATTTCATGGCCGCTCCTGCTGAATAGACTCAATCGCCCTCACCGCGAGCTGCGCCGGGGCCGCGTACTTGTCCACAGCTCCAACCAGATTCTTGGTCGCTTCGCGGAGGTATTCGATCTCGTCGTCCTTGGAGGCAACGAGCCTGTCCACCGCGCCTTTCGGCACCAGACGGTCAGTCATGATCGCCCACACCACAGTGATTGCGAGGAAGAGGAACGCCCCGGCGAACATGAAATCGTCAGGGCTATTCAGGAGGGGCGACATCGGCCCGATGGCGAACATGTAATCCTCTCCGGGGCGGTTGAACAACCGCCACATCGCCCTCATCTACGCGGCCACCAGCGCTTCCAGGCGCTTGGTCGCCACGTCACGCATGTGTTTGATGCCGTACTGCCAGTACGTCATTCCTGTCCCCGGGCATTCGTTCAGGTGGTAGGTGACGTGCGGGCCGGTACCGCGAGCCACGAACAGGCCGCCGTTCCAGATGGCCTTAGCCAATGCGGGAATCTCGCGGCCGGGGTTCGTGATTAGCTCCAACAGCTGCTCTGGCACAGTGTCTTTACCGGTCCAGCGGCGGAACACCGCGTTGAAGATGGCGCGCTCCATCTCGCCGACATCACCGTCCGGGCAGGTGGTGTACAGGTCGCCGCGCTGCGCCAGGTTGATGCAGTACGACTCCTCGGCGAGTTCCAACTGCGGGTCGATCCCGTGCCCGCCGGGGTCGGTGTTGCCCGCGTAGGCCCCTGAGGGCCGCATCGGGTTACCCCAACTGGCAGCGGCAATGAAGTCCCTATACCGGGGGTGGAGGTCGCCAGCGCGGAGCCGGTTACGGATGCGTCCGCCGACGATGCTGCCCTGGCTGTAGTCGAACATCGCGAACGGGCCGGGGCAGATGCTCCGGTCATTGATGAGGCGGAGCAACTCCGCCTCGCCCTCATTCACGGAACCGTCCATGGGTACGGCAGTCGCCGGGTAGTTTCCAACCGGCTGCCACCAGAACAGGTCCAGGCATTCCCGCGCGGCGTCCGCCGGCAGGCCGATACCGAATGGGTCCGCCTGCCCTGTCCCGTGGATGGAGAACAAGGTCGGGAAAATACCGAGGCGGTGCAGGTCTGCATCCGTGACCACACCCGTCTGGGGTTGTCCGGTGCGGCTCTGGTATTCGCGCTGCACCTTGTCGTCGTCGTAGCCGAAATACGAGTCCACCTTCAACGTGCTGCCGTCCGCCGAGAGCGCGTATCCCCGGTATCGGTTGACCATCGTCTTCTGCCAGGCCGCAGTGACGAGGCCGTTCGATCCGACCTTGAGTGGCATCAGTTGCCCGGCAAGATCTGGTCGAGTGCCTGCTTCGCCAGCGGGCCGACACCGGGAACGCTGCCGAACGCGTCAGTGGCTACCTTCTTCACACGGTCGAGGTCAGCCTGCGCTTGCGCAGCTGTGTCGATCAGCACGGGGATACCGTTGAGGACTTGGTCCACGGGTGAGGCAGCCGCGTCGTGGATTCCCTTCTTGAGCTGCTTGCCCAAGATGACGCCCGCCGTACCGGAACCGACAGCGCCGATCAGGGTGCCGAGGGTGACCACGAGGTTGTTCCATTGGCCCCCTTGGTCGGTGCTCAGGACACCGAGCGCAATCAGGATCGGCACCACTGCGCCAACCAGGCCGGAGAACAGGTAGTAGTACTGGCGAATCTTGTCGGTCATGACGAAGCTCCGTTCTGTGAGATAAACGCGTGTAGTAGTTCGGGATTCGTTGACTCCAGGTAGGCAAGGCCCTCCTGGAGGTAGTCGGCAGGAACCTTCTTCAACATCCGCTTGGCGTTGGCGATGAACTCGGGCGAAGTGTTCGCGCCCAGTCCCGCTGCCGAGCGGACAAGGCGCCGAATGGAATCCAGGTCACCGACCTGAACGGCCTTCCACTCGGTGTACAGCTCGTGCAGCATCAGGTCCTTGTTGCGGTCGATCCGGCACCAGGTGCCGATGTTTCCTTCGCCGGGGTCGCGATAACCGGAGAGGGATTCGTGTTCCTGGGTCTGCTCCCGGAACACTCGGTCCCATTGGTCTTGTGGTACTTGGGCCATGTCGTCTCCTTCCTGGATGAGTTCGAGTAGCCGGTCGCCCAACGCGGTTGCGCGGTTGTACCGGTTCTGGCGGTCGGGCAGGCCGTTGTAGCCGCCGTTGATGAGGTAGGTGACGCCGTTGAGATCGGCGCGATCGCAGAGCGCGTTGATGTTGGCCCGGGCCACGGTCCAGTACCAGGCCGGGCCAATACCCGCGTACTGGAGTTCGGCCAGCTCGCGGGGCCGGTCCACGAAGTAGGTGGGGGTAGGGATGAGGCCATTCTGGAAAGCCCACCGGGAGAATGCCGCGTAGTTCTCGCGCCAGGTGATCTGAATCCAGGTACGCCCCAAGTATTTCCACCGCTCGGTGGCTCCGCCGTCGCCCTTCTCGTACTCTTCTGTGGCGTTGAAGTTGTCGGACTCATGGCCTATCTGAGCGAGCCACATTGCGATGCGTCGGGGACTCACGCATTCGCTCAGGCGTAGGCCCTCGGCCACCTGCGGCAGGATCGCCGCCGCTCTGGCGATAGGCAGGCCCGTGGCCTCGGCCAACACCTGAGCGTTCCAGCTGCCGTCAGTGGTTCCCCGTTTGTACGTCGAGAAGCCGTCAGCGCGGATGAACTTCGCGATGAACTCGCGGCAGAGGTCTTGGTTGGCGTAGGTCCCGTACCCCATCTGGAAGTGCATGCTGTCCTTGGGCGTGGACCAGTCGTTGCCCCAAAACACGAGCTGCACACCCTTGTAGGTGTAGAACTTGAGCAGGTCACGTATCGCGGGTACTTGGTCGCCGTGGATCAGGCTGGAGCCCTTCCACCCGGCAGTAGGGTCGCTGGCCTCCGGGCCCATGGGGTGATCGGTCCAGTTGTAGTCAAAGGCTGTTCCGCCCAGGTGGTTTGAAGTGGCAACGCTGTTGGTGGGTGTCCATCCGCCTTCGTCTGTGCCGCCCCGCGCGTTGTATACGGATTCGATACGGGCGTTGAGGTCTGCGGCAAACGTCTTCAAGATGATGTTCGGGATGCCCCGTTGGAGCGGGATTCCTACATCTGTTCCAGGGATGGGGTTGGTGTCGCATTCCGCGATACTGCATGAGGGCCAACCGTTTTCGGTGATCATCAGTAGTTCGCTTCCATGTAGTGCTTTGACTCGTACACGAAGAGAGCGACACCCAGCGCCACGCCGAGGAGAGCGCCGATAGCGACGCCTCCGACTATCGCGAGCGCCTTGGGGTAGTTCGAGGTGCCTATCATGTTGTTCTCCAGTCGTTTTAGGGGAGACGCCACAGGACTAGGGCGCTGAACAGGACAGCGCGGCGGTGGGGCCACTTCGCGGCGCTTCCGCCTCGGCAGGGGTGATCGACCACGGGCCGCTCGCAGATCGGGCAGCGGTCCTCGGGGTGGACTTCGTTGAAGGCGGGTAGGTCGGTTCCGTACTCGTCGCAGAGGGCGAGCACTTCCCGGATCACGTTCCTGCGCGTTGTATCTCGTTGGAGACGAACAGGTCTCCGTTCTTGATTGGCCGGATATCGACCAAGGTCCGAATGTCGAATACCAGGGGATGCTCGGGCTGGGACATTCCCACCGGGGCGCCGCCTACCGGCTCCATCCAGTAGGTGAAGAACGGGTACCGGCCTGCGGGGGCGTGTGCGACTGCCGAACCCTCGATGGTGCCGTTGGGGGTTGGCTGCCAGTTGATTTGTCCGCGCTGGTAGTCGGGGTGTAAGGGTTCGCGTCCGTCTTCCAGGGCCAACCCGATGTACACCGGCCAGACGACGATCTGGAGCAGGCCATCGGCTTTCGAGGGGGCGGTCACGCCACGCCCAGCGAGGGCGTGAGTACCAGGTTTCCGGCGGTGGAGAAGATGGCTTGGGTGACAGCGCAGTTGTCGATCATGTTGGCGGCACCGACCGCCGAAGCAGACGCCAGGATGGCGTAGTTGATCGTGGATGCAGGGACCGGGATGGTCACCGCCGAGCCGGTTACCGCGCCGCCGGAGCCGGATGTCCAGGTGGTTTGTGCGCGTGCGTAGCCGCCGCCGGTAGATTCATTCGCGGGTGTTTGCGAGGTTCCCGGTGAGGCGGTTGCCGAGCCGATCCAGTTGCCGAGTGCCTTCCACGCGTCAGCGAGCGATTGGCGTGTCTGGGGTACTTGTATTGCCACGTGGGTTGCCTCCGTTGTCTATTGGTATGCGCGGCACCAGGCTTGGCCGTTGCCGCCTAGTCCGCCTTGGGTGCGTGAGCCGAAGATTCCGCCGTTGCCGCCCGCGCCTCCGGCGCCGGGCTGGGCTCCGGCTCCTGCGTTGCCTGTTCCGCCGTTGCCGCCCGTGTAGCCGACCCCTTGAAAGGTGAAGTTGCCTGGACTGCCACCGTTCTGGCCGGACTGGGTGCCGCTTCCGCCGGTCGCGGTGACGGTGACGGTTTGGCCCGCAAGGTTCTGGTATGTCAGTACGGTGTTGGTGCCTGCGGTGGGCCCGGCGTTATCGCTGTTCGCAGGCCGTGCCCCGCCCCCTCCGACATTGATGGTTAGTGTGGTTGCGGTCCAGGAAATATCGACGCCGCGTTCCAACCGCACGCCTTGCCACTGGCCGGGGTTGCCGCCCTTACCGGCGGTGTTGACTGCGCCGTTGCCTGTTTTGCCGGATGCCCCGCCGCTGATGAAGACGACATCTATGTAGCGGCACCAGTAGGGGATGTTGTAAGTGGCGGAGCCGGTGCTGCTGAATGTCTGTGTGGCTGGAGACATTGCGGGGAATGCTGCGGAACAGGCCATTGTCCCGACGCCTGCGAGTGGGGCGCTGAGTTGGTATTTCTGGGCGACTTGGGCAGCGAGTGTGCCTACCCCGGTGAGGGCTGCTCCGAGGGCGTACGCCTGTGACATCTGGGCGGCCATCGTGCCCGTCGCCGTGGCTCCTGCCGGCCGGAGGAGCTGTTGGAGTAGCTGCACAGTGAGTGAGCCCGCAGCGGCGAGCTGCGCGCTGCGGTCGAGCCGAACCCTTGCGTCGGCGGACATGGTTCCGGCACCGGACATATCGGCTTGTCGTGCGTAGATCTGCCGGATATCGACTGTGAGGGCGCCCGCGCCTGCGAACTCTGCCGTGAGGCTGTATATCTGGGAGACTCCGGCGGACAAGTTGCCCGCGCCCGCCATATCGGCGCCGATGGTGTACACCTGCCCGACCTGGGCGGCCATTTGCCCCTCGGCGTGGAGCGTGCCTAGCCGCTCGGGTATCCAGAACCAGCTCTGGGACGGTTTCGACGGGTCATGCGGTGGGTCCTTCCACCAACTCCGCTGCGGCTCTCGGCTTTCCGCTGGCGGATTGGGGGACCAGGACATCTATTCCTCGACGGGTGGCGTGGGGTCCAGAAATTCGAGATACTCCTCAACGCTGCCTTGAACTGTCAGGGTGTACGGACCCGCGAATACCAATTCGACGCCGCCCGAGTCGTTGCGCATGCTCAGGTTCAGTGGCTTGAACCACACGTCCGACCCATCAAGGCCCTTAGCTTTGATAAACCCAAACTTTCCCTGCTCGAAATTCATTGTCTCCCCTTTAAATTTGGCTTCGGTTGAGCAAGGCCAGAGACAGATAGGTCGCGGTACCAGCCGAGTCTCCGGTGACTTGCCGAGTGCTCGCATTGGACCCGAGGACTTGACCGCCGCGCACAACGTCCCCGGCGTTGAGGTAGATGACAAATGAGTCCGACAATGACAGGACGGGAATGGTCAAGTCTACGCTGCCGTCGCTGGAGTTTGACCGCGAATACTGCTGCGGTAAACCAAGTTTCGATGGTGTTGTGGTGCTATTGACGAAGATCGCCGGGTTCGCCTGTCCTGAGCTATTGGTCGAGTTCGTGAAGATATTCGATTTGGTGGAGAGCTTCGCCAGATACCATCCGCTCAGCGATACCGTCATGGTGCCGTTGGTCAAGTTGCATGCGATGTCGGGGGTCGCTGACTGAACCACCGAGTAGAAGCTGTTGGGCAACACCGTTGTGCCGGTGGCGATTGTGACGTTCGTCGCGCTGGTGCGTGCCATGGTGGCGCCGGAGCCCAGGTATACAGGATCGACATAGTCCGACAAGGTGATCGCCGCGACCCGGAAGCTGTCGTAGGTGGTGGTGCCTTGGAACCATCCGTTGCTCACGGTGGCGCGTTGCATGACGAACCCGCCGCCGTATCGGGCGCTGGCGCCGAACGTCACAGCAGAAGAGGTGACCGAGAGGACTGTGTTGCCATTAACGGCCAGCGTCCATGTCGTGCCGACGTTGTGTACCTCTACCAGGGAGCCTTGCCCCAGCGCCCCCGACCAGGTACCACCGGAGAAAGCCGTGAATGTGATGCTGGCGCCTGATCGGGTGTAGCTGCCGATGGTGGCGCTAGCGTTGTCGATCTTGAGGCATGCGCCCGCCGTGTATCCCGAATCTGAGTGGAACAGGTGGTATTCCGGCGCGTTGAGTGATCCACCTTGATCTCCCAACACCACCGCGAGACTCTGATCATCGGTGCTGTACTGCTTGTTGCAGGTGGCAACATACGTGCCGTCTGGCTTGGAAGCGGCGATACCGGCGTACCCGTTGTTGCCACGCACTTTCAGATCCGAGCCGGTGAACACGGCGGGAAGGGCGGCACCATCGGCGCCGCCGAAGACCGTCGTGTAGTTGAGGCCACCCCCGGCTGCATTCTGCTGCCCCTGCGATTTCGCGAGCTGCGCGTTGGCCGCAGCAGCGGCGGCCCCGGCTTGGTCCGCTATCTGCTTGACCCCGATGAGGCTGTTCATGACCGCCACCAGATCGAAGCCGCTACCGTTCTGCCCTGTGGCCGCGTTGACGATGCCGTCCTTGAGCGATCCGATACCCGTTGCAGCTTCGCTGATCAGTCCGGTGATCGCAGAACCGGCCAGCTGCCCTGAGTTGTTGAGCCCCTGAGTCTTGTTGTTGTTGCCCGTGAACCAGTCTTTGACTGACTGGATTGTCGAGTTGATCGGCGTGACAACAAGACCCGCGAAGATGTCACGGATTTGGTTGAGCTGGGCATTCAGGTCGGGTAGGTCAGTGACCTTGTTCTGTGGCAGAAGCGGGATGTTGCCGAGGCCGAGGAGTCCGAGGACCTCTGCGGCGTCGATCTTGCCGTCCGCGCCTATCGCTTGGAGGCGGCCTGTGATGTCAGAGATTTCGGCGTTGATCTTCCCGCCGACAGTGTCGAAGAACTCCTTGAAGCGGTCGAGGCCAACCTTTTCGGCAAGCTGGGTGAATGCCTCACCGATGTCGTCGGTGAACTGCTGGAGTTGCCCGACGAGGTCTTGCACGTAGTCCAGCGGTAGCTTGCCGACCTTGATGGCGTTCGCGTCATCGAACCAGACGAGACCGGCTGTGGCGTCTGCTGTTACCTGGAGGCTGACCCTGATGGCGTCCACACCTGCTGGTACCGGGAAGGAGCCGGTGAGGTGTTCCCAAGTAGTTGAGTCGGCGGTGGACGGCTGGAACGAGGCTATGACGGTTCGGACGGGTTGTCCGCCGGACATCACCGGGGCGCCGTTCAGGTAGTGCGAGGCGATGAGCCGTATCGGGTTGGTTCCGGCTGGCGCGGAGAAGCTGGACCACTGCGCCCACGACTCCAGCGTCATCTTCTGCCCCGCGACTACCGGGATGTCGTTGGAGTGCAGGATCTTCATGACGCCGGAGACGACGGCCTTCACTGAGCCGAGCGGCCCGGAGCGTCCTACCGTGCCGTCCCAGGACCAATCGGGGTTGTCTTGAAGGGTTTTCGCGTCATCGAACCCGCCGTTGAGGATGAGGTTCGGGAACCACTCCCCGATCTGTGACAGCGGAATCAGCGGCAGGAGGCCCGGCTTGATCCACGACAGCACGTTCGAGAGGGAGTTCTGGAAGTCCTCCAGCCAGCCCACGATCTCCGGTATCGGGTTGGCCGCGATGCCGAGGAGGGTGTCGATGAGCCGTTTGAGTTCGGCCTGGACCTTCTCGTTGAGCTGCGCGATGGCCTTGCCGACATCCTTGACGTTCTTGCCCAACACTGACGCTGGGTCCTGCGCAAGCTGATTGGTGGGGTCGTAGTCGGCCTTGAATCCCTGTGGGACTAGATCGACCGCGCGGGGCATTAGACCGGCGTCACCTGGACGTACAGCTGGGCGTTCGCCTTGTTGAACTGGTACGCCCCAGCGAGGCCGTCGTTGTACAGGTTGACGTACAGAGTGCCTTGTACCCCAGTGTGGTTCGCGGGGACCAGCGCGTACGAGTTGTCCGGGGTGATCGCGATGGTTGGATCGGCAGTGCTGGAGGCGTGGGGCATCATGTGCGCCCAGGAGGCCGTGTTTCCGAATCCGCGGGCAATCAGCTGGCCGGAGGTGGGGTGGCCGAGCCTGATCTCGCAGCCGATGATCAGCGGATCGGAGTCCAGCTCCAGGCCGGTGGCCTTGATGTGCCCAAACACGATTGGCTTCCACGGGAACGGCTGGGCCGGTACCGCGAACGATCCGATGGGAGCGCGGGTGGAGATGCCCTGGTAGTTCGTGAACGCCGCCTCGGGCACCGTGTAGGGCCGGGGGATGATCGCGCCGATGGACATCGGTCGCCACTTGCCGCCGGGCAGAATGTTCGCGTCGAACGCGAGCACCTGGAGATGCGAAGGCGGGGTGGACATGTCCACATCCGGGGACTGCGACAGATTGCCGGCGGGACCCTGCGGGCCGCGCGGTACTGCCAGGTGCGCGATGACCGATGGAGCGTAGGGGCTGCCCGACTGCGACATGTAGGACTCGACGCCGCCGTCCGGGTCCAGAAGCTCTACACCCCAGGTGATGAGCGGGACCGGCCCCGGCGGGCCTTCGGTGCCCATCATGATGACGCGGTAGTGATCCCCGAACCACACATAGGCGCGGGAGCCGATGAGGTTGGTGCCGCCCTGCTGGTTGGTGACCACATTCACCGCTGGGGAGGTGCCGCCGGTCGCGGCACCGGTGATGGGCGGCTGGTTGAGTCCAGCCTTCGTGCCGGTGAAGGTCACCGCGTAGGGTCCGCCCGCGACACCGGCCACAGCGACATCGCCGGGCGCGATGTTGGCGAGCGCTTCAAGAGCGGCTTGCACAGCGGCGGAGGTAGCGCCTCCCGCGATAGAAGCCGTGGGTAGCCCGTCGTAGTTCAGGATGAATGACGTTGGGCCGCCGGTAACGGTGACGGTTTGGACCTCGTTGACAACGTCGTACTGGTTGATGACCCAGTACTTGCCGATGTCGTCATCGGTGTTCGTCAGGTTGGTGGGCAGGTCTTCGGGGTCGTCAATGGTGGAAACCTGCAGCCGCAAGGCGAAAGCGTGCTCACCGGCAGGGCCTTGCGGTCCGACGAGCGCCGGGATGACCAGTGTTGCTTGGTCGCCCGCAATCTCCATCGTCGCGACATGCCCGTCCGGGGTTTCCCCGTCCCCGACCACGGCATAGATGTGCGTCGTGGTGGTGAGCGACTTGAGGTACTGCATCAGGCCAAGCGGCTGAATCACGGGTGCTGACATCAGCTCTCCTCGGGTCGGGGTTCGTCGGTGTAGCGGACCTCGGCCTTTGTGTGCCACTGGGACATCACCATTGGGCCTTCTCCGTCGCGGCGGGCCGCGAGGCCGCGCACGTCCGGCGGCCGGAGCCGGTCTGCGCTGTAATCGCCTGGCTGGAGGTCGCGTTCGGCGTCATCGGGCGCCTTCACGTCCACCCAGGTGCAGGCGTTCGGGTAGACGCCCTCCAGATTGGTGAACCGGCGCTTTTTGATGAGCGGATCAGCGGAACGCCGGAAGCCGTACAGGGCAGCGGTCCACGCGATAGCCATCGGCGTGGACTGGGTCACCTGGTCGTCGCTGCCGGCCATGAGAATGTTCAGGTCGTGAGTCCGGCCGTTCTGATCGACCGGGTACTCCATGACCTCCAACAGCTCCAGGTAGGCGCGCTGAATATCGCGCATCGCCGCGACTCGCTGCGCCTTCTCCAAGTCGAGCCCGGCGTCGAGACCAATCTGTATGTCCGCCGGGATATCCCATGCCTCGCATTCGTCGGCTTCCGCGCAGACAGCTTGGTCGCGGGCGGACATTTGGAGGGTGTGCTGATCGGTCAAAAGATGGTCCCTTCGCCGAGGAAGTGGGACAGGGTTGTCCAAACGGCCTGCAACGCACGAAGACCCCGCGCTGCGGGGTCTTCTTTGTCGTTGTCGTCGCCGATCGCGAGGGACACAGTTACCGGGTCTTGGCGGGACCATGTCCGCTTTATCGCGGTGATCTGGTCCGTGAAGATGATTCCGTGCTGCTCGAACCCGGCCCGGTCACCGAGCCCAACGTCTACGTCGATGGCGTGGGGTCGTCCATTGACCACCTTGACCGTGAAGCCTTGCCAGGCACGGGTTTTGTAGTGGCCTACGCGGAGCGTCACGACACCGGAGAGGGTGTAGGCGGTGCCGCCGCCCTTCTCGAAATGCTCCTGCCAGGCCATGTCACCGGCCCATAAAGCTCGAGTTGGATCGGTGAACCGCATCCACGCCAGCAACGTATTGTCCAGCTGGCCTTGGTACAGGTTGTCCAAGCCTTCTGTGCCTTGAGCTTGGCCGTAGAACGCGATGGTCTGGGCTAGTTGCGATAGCGCATATCGGATAGCAAACGTCTGGGCTTGGTTGACGATCGCAGGCGACCGCGAGCCCGTCATGATCGTCTTGACCGGCCCCTTGTGCTGTCTTCGCTCGGACTCGATGATCCCGCTGAATTGGCCGTCGTACCAGATGGTCTTTGGCTTCTCCGGTGCGACGCCAAAGAGCTTGCGGAACAGAGGATCTGTCTCGCCGTCCTGGTTCTCGTCCAGGTTGATCAGCGTCTCCGTGATCATGTCGTCCAACGTGGCGCCGATGAGGTTGATGACGCCGTCTACGGCGGTGCCTGTCGGGCCGGTGACGCCGGACTTGTCCTCGATGGCGAAGACGATGCAGTTCCGGTGGGGGCGGGTGGCCTGGTCTACGAAGTCCTCGGCGACGGTTCCCCGGGCGATGTCCACGAGTTCGGTGTGCGGGGAGTCTTCGTCCTCTTCCAGCCATGTGTAGGCACGGAATCCGCAGCCCGCGTCCTTGAGCATGTCGTCCATTGCGGAGTGCCAGTCGGTCCACGCGGAGCCGATGACGGAGAGTCTGGATTGGTCAAGCAGCGGGTTGACGAACGCGACTTGCAGCGGCCACGACAGCGGATCCAGTCCGGTGAGTCCGCCGTTGAGCCATGAGAACGGGTTGAAGATGTTGGTCGGGATCGACAGCAGCGGGAAGAACAGTCGCGCCAGGTTGATGAACATGGAGGCGGAGAGGATGGTGCGGGTGTTGCCCGGAAGCACCCACATCTTGGGCAGCTGGACCTCGGGTGGGAAGATCGGATTCGCTGCGAACAGAAGGTTTTTCGCGTGCTGCCGGTTGCTGATGGCCTCCAGCTCAAGCGTGTGAATGCCGGAGCTGTCGCGCTTGGCGTTGATCCCGGTGATCTTCCCGCCCCATCGGGTTCGCCATGTTGGCGCTGTCGGGTTGGGGTCCACGACCAGGTGGAGGTCTTCGTGGATCTTCGTCTGGTGGAGGATGAAGTCGGTCAGCCAGTTCTCGTACCGGAGAACAACATTGGCTTGGCCGGAGTCGGACCACATCTCCTCCACTGAGGCCATCCGCTCGCCCGCGATCTGGGCGACCGGCTTCATGTTCTTGTCGAACAGGCGGAGCATCGGGCGCTGCCGGGCGGAGGCCTCGATGATGTCGCGGCGGCCCTTTACGTACCGGAACTGCGACATGGGGTCGCTGGGGTCTGGCTTCTCCTTCTCAGCGATGACCCGTTTGAACTGGTCGTTCATCCAGCGGGTGAACTCCAGCGGCGCCGTTACCAGTCCGGTATCGACGCCGTCGAGGAGGCTGCTCATCTAGCGTGACCTCTTATAGCGTTGTGGCAGCAGGACAGTGATCTTGGCGTTGGGGTCGGAATGCTTGACGCGGATGTGCGCGACGGTCTTTGGGGCGATGGCCGCCATGAACCGCTTGTCGAACCGCTTCCACACCGGTTCGCCGCTGGCCGCGAGGTCGTGCAGGAAGAAGTCGAGGATCTTGGACTGGCGGGCGATCTTGTAGAAGATGTTGTCTACCGGGTCATTTGATGCTGTGAGCGTGCGCTGGGTGGGGTCGGTATCCACGAGCACGTAGCCGTCTTGCGGTGTGATGAGTGGGAGCTCCACCATGCGTCCGGTGTCGCCGTCCTCCACCCATGCCTTGCCGGGCGGAATGATGAACTGTGTGAAGGACTTCAACTCGCCCCGGTTGGCGAGGGCTACGGTGCCCTCACCCTTGCCGTCATATTGGGCGGCGTTGGCCGGGGTGTTCTGCCATGTAGACCACAGCGAGGGCTTGCTGTAGTACGGCTTCTGGGCGAGCCATGTCAGGTTCCAGGTAGCGAAGTTGTTGCCGAATGCTACGGGGTCACGCTTGACCGAGCCGGTTACGGTTTTAGCGGGTCGGACCCTGATCCAGCGCCAGCCGGAGAACCGGGTGTAGATACCGAGCCACCCGTCGCGTTCTTCGTCTTGGCCTGCCCACCAGCGTGATTCGGCCATCCGGTACTGGTACTCGTTGAACGGGATGCCCTTCCCGCCGATCTTCACCCCGAGGTTGATCTCTCGCTTGAGGATGTTGACGCGCTCGACCGTGGTTCCGAGCTCGTAGGCGCCCTCGCTGAGTAGCAGCTCGAAAGGCCAGTGGTGCTCGCCCTCGATCTCCTCGGCGAGGTGTACGCCCTGCCGGCCAGCGAGGACACCGCCGTGCAGGTCGTAGCGGTACCCGTCCGGGGTGATGTAGATGACGCGGGTCTCCAACCCCTGCAAGCGGGGTGGCAGCTTCTCCCATACGTCGTAGGCCGCCATCTCTGCCTGCCGGATGAACCTCACGGTCGCGGCAGTCCTGACGCGTAGGTGCGGGAGCGTGCGTTCTGCTCGGTGTGTATCTCGGATTTCAGTGCAGCGGGGTCCATTCCCACGTTCCCGGTGATGTTGATGGACTGATCGACGCTCGGCGGTGCCTGTGTCTGGCTGTTGGGCAAGAAGTCGCTTACCTGCGGGAGCACTGACGCGATGGTGTCGCCTGCTGACGAGATGCCTCCGCCGTCGCCGAAGTTCATGCCGCTGAGGCCGCCGTCTTCGCTGCCGAGTGGGCCTCCGGCGAGGCCTGGGAAATTGCCCCGCTGCGGGCCGCCGAAGGCGTTCTTCGCCAGGCTGCCGAGGTAGTTCGCGCCTCCGGTGAAGAGCTTCCAGATGCCCCAATCCATTGGGTTGCTGAATATCTCGCCGTCGAAACCGAGGGCGTCCATGGCGCCGGAGAGCATGTCCTTCGCGAAGCTCTGTCCATCGGGTCCACTCCCCTTACTTCCCTTGTTGGCAGTGAACTTGCCTCGCTGTGCTTCGCCGAGGTCGTCACGGGCATCCCCTGCTTCGCGACGTGCCTTTGCGGCGTCGTTCTTGGCCTTATCGACCGCGTTCTGGGCCTGCATGACTTCCAGATCAGTTGCAGCCGCTGTGAGTTCCCGCTGCTTGGCTTCGGCTTCCTTGACGCGCAGATCAGCGTCTTTCACCCTCTGATCGGCGTCGGTGACACGCTCCTGCGCTTCCCGGACCTGCTTCGCATCTGGCCGGTAGTAGCCCGCGGTGCCGTCGTCGTCATAACCGGGAGTGGCGGGCATCCGCTGGTAGCCGTAGCCGCTGACTCCACCGCCACCACCTCCAAGACGGCTGTACGCGGCAGACGCAGCGCCACTCTTGGACTGGATCTCCGTCTTGTATGCCTGCCGGCCACCGGAGTAGGCCGCCTCGGCTGAGGCTGCACCGGGCGCCTGCTGGAGCCAAAAGATGTCCTTCCAGATGTCCTTGGATGAGCCTCCGCTACTGCGCTTTTCATCAAGGCGGTTGAAGAACTCCCCGATGTTCTTGTTGGGGTCGTCGCGGCCGACGTAGGAGGTGTCCTGCTGGAACACGCCGTGCCATGCTCCGCCCCCACCAGAGGCTTTCGGGTTCAGGCCGGACTCTTGCATCGCGGTGGACAGCACCGCGACTGCCTCGTCTTGGCTGTACCCGCGACGTGTTGCCTCCCCGAGGATCGCCGAGGCAACGTCATCTGGGCTGGATTCCGGAGTCAGCTGACCGAGGCCCACGGACTGCTGCTGTTGCCGCCCCCCACCCGGCATCTGCCCATAGCTGCCGATCTCGTGCAGGGCGGCCACATGGATGTGGTCCCCGTGCTGCTTCATCGTGGATTCGCCGTAGATGCGGCGTGCAGCTTGGCCTTCGGCGTGTTCGCCGTTGACGTTGTACCAAACCTTCTGCGGGTCATCGAAGATGATCTGTGCGAGCTGGTCACGCATAGACCAGAGCGCATCCAGGTTCCGGCGGGACGGATCAACGTCGATGGCCATGCCCTTGGGGTGGTAGCCGCCGTCTACGCCGTGATCGGTCTTGGCGCTGGTGAGTACCGCGCTCGGGTTTGATTCGCGCAGAGCCCGCAGGATGGACAGGTTTACCGTGCCGCCACCCATCCGGTTGAGCTCATCCTGGGAGACGTTGTTGAAGCCGCCCTGGTCGAACACGCCGAGCATCTGGCCGGTCTTGGCCCAGATGTCGATGGAGCGCTTCCCGCCCCTTATGGGTATGAATGCCTCACCGCCTGTGGATGGTTCGGCCCACTGCACCAGCCCGGCGCCAGCGACTGGTGGCTGGAACATCGCGGTGCGGGGTAGCTTTCCGCCCGCGAACGACGCAACCGAATCCCACACGTCGTAGATGCCGCCCCTGGCTCGGGGGGCGGCAGGCGGCGGCAACATCAGGGTGCTCCAGTCGCCCGGCGGTGGTGAGGAGGCGGGGGCGGGTGCTGTGATGTTCTTCTTGAAGTTGTCCCAATCCTCCTGTGCCTGCTTGGTATCCACGGTGACGGGGACTTCGAGCTTCTTGCCGCCTTGCTTCTGCCGCCACGCGTCGAGGGTCTTCTGGCCCTCTTCGGTGTTGGCGTTCACCTCGAACTTGCCGTCAGGCAGCTCCTTGACCTGGAGGCCGATCTTGGCGAGTTTCTCGGTGACCTCAGGGGCGTTCGAGTCGATGTAGACGGTCGTCTTGTCGTCACCGAGGGATACCTTTGCCTTGCCGAGCTTTTCGGTGAACTTGAGTGCTTCGGCGGTCTGGTTACCGGCCTCATCGAGCTTTTTGTTCAGCTCGTCAGCACCGCTGTTGGCGGCGTCCTTCCACTTCTTTGCCTTCTCGAACAGGCTGTCCGGTCCCGACTGCCAGGCAAAGAAGTCTTGCGCGCGTTTGAAATTCTGCTGTGCCTTGTCGTCGTTTCCGAGGACCTGGTCCCAGACGCCGCGCAGCTGCATCCATGTGCCGGCCACGTCGCCTGCGGCGGCTATGATGTCGCCGACCGCTGTCATCATGTCGGCAGCGAAGATGATGACGTGCCGCCCGGCGTCTACCGCGCCCTCGGCGATGAGCGAGAAGAACTTCACGATGTCGGATTGGTGCTCGCTCACCCAATCGCCTAGACCCCCAAGGGCTTCGTTCGTGAAGTCGAAAACCTCGCTGGAGAGGGGCTGCAAAGCGCCAGCGGCCTTGTTCTTGAGGATCTGCCACTGCTGCGCGAAGTCATCGGTGGCGTCCACGTCTTCCTGGATCGTGGTGCCGGTATGCGACAGCGCCTCATCGAGCTTCTTGACATCGAAGACTCCACGCCGGATTGCATCCACGAACTGCAACCCACCTCGGCCGCCAAATAGCTTGTTACCGAGGTTGATTGCTCCTGCCTCATCGCCTACGTCGATGAGCCGCTGAATCTCGTTGGTCAGAGTGCGCAACGCCTCGGGTCCGCTCTGCCCCTTCTTGGCGAGGGTGCCGAGGCCCTTGGTGAGCGGAGCGATGATCTTCTCCGGCTCCATCCCGGCTTCCTCGAAGACGCCCATCATGGCCGTGGCCTTGCCAAGGTCCATCCCGAGTTGCCGCATGGCCGGGCCGCCCTTTGCAGCCAGCCCAATGAGTTCGTTGACGGGTATCTGTGTGGACTGAGAAGCGTTCTTGAATGAATTGAGAGCAGCTACTTGCTCTTTCGCGTCCTTGAGCGAGTACGCCTTGAAAACCTTGCCCAGCTGACGTACGTCGATGGGTTCTTCGGCGATGCGCGATAGGTTGGCGATATTCGTGGTGACCTCAACGAGACCGTCACCGGTTTGCCCAAGCGCCTTGTTGACTTGAGCGGTCATCGAGCCGATTTCCCCAGTGGTAAGGGGTACTTGGCTCGCGATGTCCATCGTGGCCTGCTTGAGGCCTTCCAACGCCGGGCCAGTCTCACCGGTCTTGAGGCGCAGCCTGTCGAACACCTCGTCGTACGACTCGCCGAGGTCGTACAGCTGCTTCATGGCGGCGGCAGCCCCGGCGCCCAACGCAGCGAGCCCAGCGCCCGCGACGGCGCCCGCCGCCGCGCCGAGAGCCACTGCCCCTGTCTCTGCGGTTCCCAGCGCCGCGCCGAGGCCTGTCGCACCACTGCTCAGCCTGCCCAGCATCGCCCCAAGTACGTTGCCCCCCGCGCCAAGGCGATCAGCGGCAGAGCCCGCTCTGCCTAGCGCACCGCCCAACACATTCACTGCGGCGGCGGATTCGCGGTGTCCGGCCGTGTTGTCCTGTTGGGCCCGACGTTGGTCCCTGAGCGCGCGCGTCAGATTGTCGGCCGCGAGCACCTGCGCGCGGCGGGCGCGTTCGACCGCTTCTTCGGCGGCCTTGCGTTGGCCGGCAGAGGCGCTGGACTTCTTGCGTACGTCCTCCAGCCGGGTCTCGGCTACGACAAGGCGCCCCGCAGCGTCGGCTTCGGCCTTCCGCGCAACCTGTACCTTTTTGGAGGCCGCCTCCACCTTTTTGAGGCCGGACTCGGCTCGCTTGGTGCCCTCATCGAGACCGGATGCGAGCTGCTGCCCCATGACCTTGCCCGAGCGGCCGAAACGCTTTTCGGCCTTGTCGGCGATCTTCTCCACGCCCTCGTCCAGATGAGAGGCCTCCGGCCAGAGTGAGACCAGGACGCGGGCCAGTTCGATGGTTTCGGTCACGGGTCTCCTCTCTTTTCCGGGCCGATCACTCGGCCTTGGGTCGGGGGTGTGCGGGCGTAGTTCTCGGCGCGTAGCCGCTCGAACTCCTCCAAGGTCATCGCGTCGAACGAATCGATGCGCCTTGGGTTTTGCTTCTGTACGGGCGGCTCTTCGGGTACGCCGGGGCGGGGCATCCGACGCTGGACTTCGATGAGCCCTTCGTTCTGCTCCATCTGGGTAGCGATGAGGTGGGCTTCCTTCGTCCACCCGCCGACTGCCAGAAACACAGAGCTATTCGCCGGGGGCGCAAGAACTATCGAGGCGAACTCATCCAGCGAGAGGTCTGTTCCGATGTCCTTGGCGCGGAATCCCAGGGCTAGAAGGTCGCGCTGAACCGCGTGCCAGTGATCACCGAACACACGGGTCAGCGCACCTATTTTTCCGCTGAGAGATTCGCCTCGGCGAACCAACCATCAAGGAACACGCGGAACTCCTCCGGCGGCAGTTCAACGACGTTCCGCTGGATGGATTTCGGCACGTCGGCGTGATCCATCCAGATGAAAGGTTGGAAACGGGGCGCGGCGTTGTAGAGCTCCCACCAGAACACGTTGTCCGGCGGTGCGATAGCTGTGATCTTCGGGAAGAGGATCACAACCCCTGCGGCGCTGGTGTATTCGTACAGCGGCGTCCCATCCGGGTACGGCGAGACCGTCTTCGGCTTCGGCGGGACAGCCCCCGCCGGAGCGGGGGCGTCCTCACCTGCGGCCGTAGCGGCGGCCTTGCGCGGCGCTGCCTTCTTGGCGGGCGCCTTGCGTGCGGTGCTCAAATGGTCACCACGCCGTCGTTCCAGTACTGGTAGCCGTGGTTCCCGTCAGTGTCGGGGAACGGCTTGAGCGTGCACTCGTAAGCGGCCAGCTCGGAGTGGACCCACTTGAGCGGGCCAACCGAGGTGATACGACCGATCGGGATGACCAGCCGCATCGAGATCAGGTTGTAGAACCCTTCGATCAGCCACGCTCCGGTGTCGAGGAGCTTCGAGTTCAGCTTCGCCGCGATCTCAGCACCACTCGTGGTGCTGGCCGGGGTCACGGTGACGTTGCCGCTTCCGTGCACAGCCTTCTGCACGTCAGCGTTCATCACCTGGAGCAGCTTGAACTTCAACTCCAGGCCGTACTTCTCCTGGAGCACGGCGACCAGGTCGCCGCCCCAGTTGTTCTCTTCCTTGTTGGAGCGGTCCTCGGTGCGCTCAACACCGTCCACGCCAACATGTCCGAGGTTCTTGAACGCTGCGTCAGGCGCACCGATTGCCGTGGTGGGCAAGGTGGTTCCAACCGCAGCGCGCAGGATGCCGCCGGTAACTCGCGGAGACGGGGCGGCCAGCTCCAGCACATTGTTGAGAGCCATGCGGGCTTTCCTCTCGTGATATGCGAAAGGCCGCCCCGGTTGGGACGGCCTCGTTTTCTCCCGCGCGAGGGCGGTGAGTTAGGGGGTGATCGGCGAGCCGAGGGGCTTGCCGGTGACGATCCAGGTCGCTTGGGACCGGTAACGCGCCATGTTCGGTACGTCAGGATCGGGGGTTCGGTGCGTGAGTACGTCGGCGACCGCGTGACTGATGAACCAGCCATTTACCGTCTCGCCAGAGGCAGCTCCGAGTAGGGCCGTTGCCGTGATGGAGGTGTCGGCGGCGGCGTCTTCGTCAGCGTTGTAGCTGTGCAGGATCGTGTGGAGTCGAAACTCCAGCGGGTTGATCTGTCCCCCACCGCCAAACTCAGTGCGCAGGAAAGGTGCTGGCTTCGTGCGGTTCGGGGGCGTCGGCGGCAACTTGGTCCCCACCGCTACGGTGACTTCCGCGCGGCCACTGAGGTAGATGCCTGCGACCTTTTCCAAGTCGGGGTGAAGCATCGGTGGGTACAGGCCCACTTACTTGCCCCTTATCTGGTTTACGGCCTTCATCAGGGTGGAGTTCTTGGCATCGTCAGCGCGGGCTTCTGCTGTTTCCGGCTCCACGAATGCCCTCGGGCGCTGCGTGTTCGAGCGCTTTTGCATCGTGACCTTGTATCCGGGACCGCACGCGTCGGCCAGCTCCTCGGCCTTCTTCTTCACGTATTCCGCGTGGAGGTGCCGGATGCGCCGGTAGCCGCGCATGTTGTAGATGATCTTCGCCATGTCAGCCAACCCGCCTGAGCTGGATCTCCCCGCCAAACAGCTTGTTGTACTTGGCCCATGGCCCATTTCGCCAGTCACCATCTACGCCCGGCCCGACGACCTCGAACCGGCGGCCCGCGATATCTACTTCGTCCTGGTTGAAGTACTGCTCAGGCTTTCGCACGAGCATCGTCACCTCTGAGACGTACCGCGCCACGGTGTCGGCGGAGATCGGCTCTTGGGAGTACTTCCGGTAGAACGCGATTGCTTTCCGCATGACCGGGTCCTCGGATACCTCGCCGACCGCGTTGCCGTGGCTATCGACGGCTGCCGGTACCGCCGGGGTGAATGCGTAGTACGGGATGCTGTGGGGTTCAGGGAAGATCATCCGACGACCTGAATCCGATACCCAGCCAGCCGGTCTACTTGGTGGCTGGTGAGCGCGAGTCCAATCCCGGCGCCGAACTTGATTTGGAAAGGTCCGCCCTTGACCTCGCTCGCCGCCGACGCGGGCAATTCGATTGCCTTGGCGGCCAACTCCAGGATCACGGCCTTCACGTCCATGGGTACGTCCTCATACCCGTGGGTGAATGTGACCTGTGCGGGCCGGTTGGCCGGGTACCCGTACACCGGCCAGTAGTAGCGGCGGGGCCACGTCACCGTGTTCCGGTTGATGAACCCCGCCGCGTCCCACTCGTATTCAGTTGTTTCGAGCTCCCGGTCCTCCACGATGACCTTTTCCACGTCGGTGACGTGAAGGGAGGGCAGCATGATGACGCCCATTTGGCCTACGGCGCAGCGGAGATCGACCACCCGCTCGGATGGCGCGATGTGCCATCCGCAGTACTTGCGAACACCGGCCTCGGCGCAGCGGAGAAAGAACTCCGGGTCGCCGTCGTTGAACTTGTTGAGGTCGGCGAGTTCGACAAGGTTCCCGGCCATTTAGGCGCCCGCGTCTCCGGTGTTGTTGCCGGGCTTGGCCGGTGCCGCTGCCTTGGCGGGGGCGGCCTTCTCAGGCTTGGGCGCGGAGGCGGTGGCAGGAGTGGGCGGGACTGTCTTCTCGGGTGCTGTCGGCTCAGTCTTCTTTTCGAGCTCGGGCGCGGGGTCCTTGTCGCTTGAGGCGTCAGCCCATTCGGCGATCTTCTCGTCCACCGAGGCGGTGTCTTCCCCGACCGATACCAGCAGCGCACGGCGTGCCTTGAGCGCGGCGATGGTGTCCTTGGCGAAGTCTCGCTTCTCGTTCTTGGCCATCAGGTTTCTCCTCAGATCGGTTGGCCTGGCGGCCCCGCCCTGCCGGGGGTCACCCAGCAGGGCGAGGGCCAGGGAACGGTCAGAACGTCGGGGCGGTCAGACCCGAGATCTCGACCACGGACTGCGCGTAGCGCTCAGCGGTGAAGGCCAGGTAGCCGTACACCTGGAGAGTCACCGTGAGATTCTTGCCGCCGACCTCGTTGAGGACGCGAGTACGGATACCCGACTCGAACAGCAGCAGGTCGTTCGCCCGAACCACGTACACCAGGTCCTCGTTGGTACCGGTGCCGTAGGCAGTGCCGATGTTGGGATCGGTCACCACGGGGAGGCCCTGCAGTTCGCCGACAACCTGCTGCGACGCGACCGCGTCCAGGGTGGCGACGTTGTTCAGGCTGCGACCGGCAGGCAGAACCAGCGGGCGCAGATCACCGTCCAGCTGACCGGTCAGCCAACCCCAGCGACGCGGGTGCATCACGATGTGCGTCGGGGGCAGGTAGCGGGAGCTGTGCACCCGCTGAATGCCATCCGCGATAGCCGCGTAGAACGACTGGAGCGTCAGAGCGGTGATCGCGATGGACTGGATGCCAGGGGTGTTGTGGACACCCTTGACCTGACCGGCCGCATTGCTGCCGGCCAACACCTGGAGGTCAACCTTGGTGCCGTAGTCGGCGATGAGGTCCTGGAACACGACCTCGTCAAAGTTGATGGGCGACTGGTCAAGCAGCTGGATAGCGACATCCTGCGAACCGGCGGCAGTCTTCACGTCCGCCCGGATGGAGCTGTCCTGGAGATCCTGCTCGGCCACGGCGGCGTTGTCGGCCGTCTGCATCCCGACGAGCGTTCCCCGCGTCACCTTGGGGATGTTGATGCTGTCGGTGCCAGCCGGGAGCGGCTGCTGCTGAACCAGGTTGGCGAAAGCACGCCCGGCGCGGGCGAGTTCGATGTACTGGCTCACCAGGTGGATGGGCGGCACGAAGTACCCGCCGTTGCCGTCCACGCGGTCCAGGTCGCGGTACTCCTGGCCCTGAACGTCAACGGCGTGGCGCCGGAGCCGTTCGGTGGCCTGGCCGTCCTGGTCCATGTTCAGGGACCGGCGGAGCAGATCCTTGAAGTACGAGCGGCCATTGCCCTTCTCGTAGGCGGCGGCTTCCTTCACGGACTCCACGCGAGAGATGGCCTTGCGGACCTTCGTCGCGTTCTCGTTGAGGCGGCCGGAGCGCTCGATTTCCTCGGACAGCTCCTTGATTCGCTCGTCCAGGCCCTCGCACTCGGTCTGCTTCTTGGCGATTTCCGCGCTCTTGACCCGGAACTCGGTGTCTTCCTCGGTGGTGAGGTCTTCGCGGGCCTCTTCCTTGACGAGGTCGGTGATGGCGGATCGCTCAGCCATCAGCTTCTCCAGCTCGTCGCCTGCCTTTGCACGCAGCGCGATGAGCCGCTTGAGACGTTCCTCCATGGGAGCGTCCCTCCTTTCGGATTGTCCCCAAATTGGTTGGGGTGGTTCGGATATGGATTGGCGGCCCGAGCTGGGCACCAGCGGCCACCGAGCGGGTGGCGGCTGTTCGACCCGCGCACGAAAAAAGGCCCCCCGAGCTGGGAGGCCTTTGATGTGGTTGTGGGCGGGTGGAATCTGGAGCGGTGCAGCGGTTTACCGCTACACGCGGGGGTTACTTGCTGCTCTGGGCAAGTGCTTCATCGAGGGTGAGGCTCTTTCCGTCCTCGCTCGCGAAGCCCTGGCGGGTGAGGGCTTCACGCAGCGACATGCCCTTCGGAGCGGGGTCGGCGTGTTGCCGAGTCTCGGCGAGGCGTCGGTTCGCTTCCGCCGCAACATCTGAAGCGGCAGCAGAACGTCTGAGGTCGTCGGCTGCCATTCCGACCGGGCCACCGATACGGACTGGTCCACCGAGCTTTTCGAGCGCGGCGCGGGCGCGGCGCAGGATGTCTTGATCGGAGCGCGCTTCCGCGAGCTGGCGGGGGTCGCATTCCGCGAGCATCGCCAAGGCTTCATCCACGGACTTCAACTCCGCCGAGGTGCTCGGGTTGGCGCCGAAGTTCACGACCGACACGTCTCCCTTGTGCAGAGATACCTCGGTGATGCACCGGTAGGCGTACTCGTCGTCGGGGAACTCGGGGGTGGACTTCCACACCTGGTTCTTGACGCGGAACGCAAACGACATCTCATCCATGTCCTTGCGGCGCATCTTGGGTGCGAGTCGCTGCACGTCAGGGTCCAGCGGGTCGAGCAGCGAATCTGTCAGCAGGCCAATACGGTCCACGCCGAGCTGGAGAGTCCCCGACTTGGTGCGCGCCAGCGGCATTCCCTCGTGGTTAATGAGCAGGTGTACGTCCGGGTCCTCCCGGAGGGTGGCGTTGAACGCGCCCCTGTCTATCTGTTCGATCCAGCCTCCGTTGGCGGGGCCTCCGTACATCTCGTACGGCTCGAACGTGGACGCGTAGCCGGTCAACCGGAGACCGCCCCCGCCCGAATCGGAGCGGAGATCGAACATCGGGATGGAGCGGTGCTCCCACACATCCTTACGGTTCTCCCGGTCGGCACGAGTTACCTTGGGCTTCATTGGTCCTCCTGTCCTGGGTCGCCTTCGACCTCGTCGGGTTCGGCGGCAGGGTCTTCTTCGGGGGTCTGTTCGGGTTGGCCGGCAGGGGCGCTGTCCGCTGGCGGGACATACCCGAGGGGCGCGTAGTTCATGGGCTGGAGCCGGATGTTGCCGTTCTCCACCGGTCCCATGTCTTCCTTGGCGCGCATCTCGTCCACGCTGTAGATGCCAATCTCGCGGCCGATCTTGTACGCCTCGAACCGGGACTTCATGTCGCCGCGCAGCAGGTCGTCCAGGGTGAACTTGACGTACTGCCCCTTCGGGAGGAGCAGCGAAAGGGACTGCTCGATGCAGGTCAGCCAGGCACGCAGCGTGAACTTCACGAAGCCGAGGGTCTGTTGCTCAATGCCGGTGCCCCAGCTGGTGGATTTCTCGGTGTCGCCAATCATGTGAGGCGGGATGCGGAATAGCATCGCGATCTCGCCGCGCTGGTAGCGGCGGGTTTCAAGGAACTGGGATTCGTTGGGGCTGATAGCGATTGGCTTCCACTTCAACCCGCCGGTCAGGATGGCAGGGCGGCGACGCCCCGAGTGGGAGGCAATCCAGCGCTGCATCACGCCCTTGGTCTGGTCCGTATCCAACGTCTGGTCGGTTTCCAGCACTGAGGACGGGTTCGCGGAGTCCTTGAAGTAGTTGAGGCCGTATCGCTCAGCGGCCAAGGCGATTCCGACTGCGGCAGCGGCCCGCTGTACCGGAGACAACCCGAGCGCGGCGCCCGCTACCGGGTACCGCTTGATGTGAACCACATCGGCGGCGGGAACTTTCGTCCCATCTACCAGGTAGGTCGGTTCCATCCAGCCGTTCTTGGCGGCGACGTTCACCGTCATAAAGTCGGGGTGGACGGGCATGATCGCTTTGGGGGTGTCGTCCGGGTTGCGTGCCGTGATGTAACCAAATCCGTTACCGGTGACCGCGAGTGCTTCCATCGTCATCCAGATCCAGTCGAACAGGGTGGTTTCTGGATAGGGGTTGGTGATGAGCTTTGGCTGCGGATCGACGGGTACTGGGATGCCGCCTTGCAGCTGGTATGCGGTGAGGCTGAGTGAGGCGATGGTGTCGGCGAGTAGCGTGACGCAGGCGGTGAACGCCGCGACCTGCGTTTCGCGGGCTCCGCGCGGGGTGACGCTGTAGCTGTTGCTCCCCCACGGGTACATCGCGTCGTCTTCGGCGGGTGTCGGAACGAAGGATGAGCCGCTGAGGACTCGCGCCTCAGGTGCACTGAACGCGCGCGACAGGAAGCTCACTGGCCATCGGCCTTCGGTGCGCGGTTGGGCGGGTCGATAGCAAGCCCGATGAGAATCAGTGCGAGACCGCCCATTACGAGACCGATCCACGGCGCCAACACCCAGCCCCCGGCGACTAGCACCGCGACCCCGGCCAGCTCGAACCCGGCCGAAATGAGGGGGCGCATCAGTAGAGGTCTTCTTTCTGCCACTCCATGATTTCCTCCTCGGAAGGCCATTCGTGCACGTCAGGCACCTTTTCGGGTCCGGCGAGCCGGACTGATTCAGCCCATGCAGCCGCCGCGCAGGCGACGAGGGGGCTTGCGTCGATGGGACTGCCTTGCCGGTCGAAAACCCATGCGTCACCGAGCTTTTTGGCGACTGTCGCGACGGCAGCTGTATCTAGGGCGGGTTGCGAGCGGTGGCGGACAATTCGCTGTACTACCTGGTCGTAGAAGTCGCCGCAGCCCTTGGTGAGGTCGCCGCCGCCCCATTCCAGGACCGGGATACCGGCCTCGACCATGTCCTCGATGAACCCTGAGGCCGGAGCGCCGCGCGCCTGCACGGCGACGGTCTGGAACTTTCCGGGGCGTGCCTTGAACCACGGAATGATCCAGTCGGTACCGCGCTCCGCTGCAACAACTTCCACGTGGAGTAGGTCGTCGGCTCGGCGGGCGGCGATTGCGACGTAGCCGCGTGATCGTTGCCAATTCACATCAACGGCAGCCCACACAGGCGCCCCCTCAGCTCGCCGCGACAGCTCATCCAAGGTGGCTTGCCAGTCTTCGGCGGGGATGATGCCGGGGGCTAGCGAATCAACCCACTGGCATAGGTGTTCAGTCTTAAACCCGGCGATGTCAGCGCGTTTCGCTTCGAGCTTCCCCGCGACGGACGCTTCGTCGTGCCCGTCAAGCCAGCCCATCGCCGGGTTCGCCATCGGCCAGACGGAACGGTCGTACGGGTCAGATTCATCCGGCGCGGACCACTCGAACAACCCGAGCTGGGTCTCCTCGGTCTTACCGGCGATTATCGCCTGCAAGCAGCCGTCCCGGACCGACCGCAGCACGATGGATTTCTTGTCCCCGGCGTTACTGGCGGTAACGGCTTGGCTGTACTTACGGGCGGTGGTGGTGGGGACAACCGCGTCCCAGGTCTCCCAATTGGTGTGCTCACGAAGCTCATCGAGCATTGCGAGGTCAATTGAGAAGGAGCGTCCCGCTTTTCGGTTCTGGGCGACAGCCCGCCAGGACCGTTTCCCGGTTAGGAACATCGCGTGCTTGCCGTTGGCGGTACGGTGCCGGACAAACTCCAGCCGGAGCTTCGAGGATTCCTTCACGTCATCCACGACGGCGGAGAGCGTGCCCTCCGCGTACTCCAGCCCTTGTGCCGCGATGACCACCGTCTTGGCGGCCGGGCACCCGGCAGTCGATATGCCCTTGCTGTCCAGGTACAGCCGCCAGAGGCCAAGCCCCTTAAGCCACTGGGTCTTCCCGTTCTGCCGCGCGATGAGGATGACGACTGTGCGGAGCCGGAACCCTGTACCGTCCGCGCCTTTCTCCAAAGCGTGGATATACAGCCACTTTTGGTACGGCAGGAGCGTCCAGCCGAGGAAATTCTCCAGAAAACCGATGCACTCGAATCCCCAGGAGGTATCCGGGTTCAGACCACAGCCGCACTCGCAGGCATCCGGGCGGCTGGGGTCGCAGTGCGCGGTGAGGGGCGGCGTGTACAGGCGGGGTTTGGTGTACCCCTTAAGCGTTGGTGCGCTTACGACGCCAGTCGTCAAGGTCGCTCACCGGGGCTTCGTCGCCGTCGTCGCCCTCGTCGTCCGGGTCGGGCAGGTTCGGCGGCTCGTTCATCCCTGGCGTCGCGGCGTCCAGCCCGTAGAGCCGGGTCTGCTGTGCGAGGAGCCTCCGGCAGAACTCGGCTGCTTTCACGTCGCCGTTCAGCGCGTTGCCGAAATGGGCCCGAAACAGCGCCTCCGAGCGCTCCACGTGCATCGCCAACGCCTGATCCGCTAAGTAATCACGGCGTTTCGCCGCCTTGGCCATCTCCCGCTGAACGATCTTCTCGACGGCGGTGTGAGTGATGTTGTGCCGCTCACCGATCTGCCGGTACGGGACACCAGCGATGAACAGCTGGAGCACTTGCGCGTCGCGCTTGGCCCGGGTGATCCGGTCCGTCACCGGCCCCCGGCCTTCGCGGAGCGGACGCCGGGTGGCGGCGTGGTCGGGGGGTGCCCGGCGTGCCGCTTCTTCGGGGCGAGGGTGATCTCGATGTAGCCGGTGTCCTTCTTGCGGGTGTTCCTGCGCACCAGGCCCGGCCACTGCTTCTCCAGCTCCTCGACGCTGAAAGCGACCTTGGCGGGGGTTCTTTGGAACTCACCGGGCGCCTGGCAGCCGCCAGGGTCCGTGTAGTAGTTCGCTTGGGCGGCAATTCCGTCGTGCCGGACTGTGCCACCGTCGTACCACCATGCGCGCAGGCTCGTTTCGTGCTCGTCCTTGTACGGGACGGTGAACTCGTGGACGGGATGGCCGGGCCGGTTGAAGAACCCGATCACGGTGAAGATCAGAAATCGGAGGCCTTCGCTGACGCGGCCCGGCGACATGTAGAAGGCATTGACGACCGGCGACAGACCCCACACGTACAGGTCCCGCCCAGCGGTCTCGGTGAACATCCGCCGGAACAGTGAATCCACATCAGCCACGGGGCGAAGGGTTTTCGAGTCCACTGCCTCCACCAGGCCCGTCACGTCGTCGTCCAGGCACACAATCGGGGTACCAGGCGCGAACTGGGTGGGTATGTAGGTCCGCTGTGCCGTGATACCGCGCATCGGGGTGGCGTTGAGGCGGACACCCGTCCTGCCGGCCACCTCCTGGTAGGCCTCCAGCTGCGGATCGTTGTCGTGGAGGAACACCGTGATCCGGGCCGGGTCCACTCCGGTCGCGTTCAGCCAGGCGAGCGTCTTCCGCTCCAGCCCTTCGGCGCGCTGGTAGGAGGGGATCACGATCTGGTACTCGCGGGCCGGGGCGCGCCTCACTAGGGCTGCCTCCGCTCAGCGATGAGCCGCGCCTGATTCTGCTCCCGAGCGGTGCGCGCCTTTTGGGCGTATTCAGTCTCCAATGCACCCTCCAAGCACGATTTCATGCCCTTGAGGGCGTAATAGACGACGCTCAGCCGGTATCCGTCCGGCTTACGGAGCTGCATCGGGGTGACCCCATGCACCAGCTGATGACCCGGGAAGAAGACCGCGGTGCTGTCTCGGCACGGCAGCACCACCCCGTACTCGGGGATGTGCAGGTGCCCACCGTTCATGCCGCGCCGGAACACTGGCATCGCGCTCCAGGTTGGGAAGTTGAACCCGTCGCGGTGGTAGGGCAGCGTCGAGCTCCGGTTGATGACACCCGAAGTCCAGAGCTCGGAATCGCCCAGCTTCCAGGTAGATCCGACCTGGAGCATGGTTTCCCGGTCGCGGGCCTCGATTTTCGCGTCAATTTGGCGGAGCATCCTCGCCAGCGCCCCGGCCCACGCATCCAGCGCTGCCTCGGCTGCCGGGAACTCCTTGGCGACACCGGACGCCCGGCACGCGTCGCGGCTGTAGCTTGGCCGCCGGGGCTGGTACCCGAAGTTGGCCGACAGGTTCTTCGCGCCCGACGCACGCCGCAGATCCGTGTACTTCAATGACAGGCAGGCCCGCCGCAGATCCGGCGCCTCCACCGGCAGCACCGCCATCACGGTCTCACCGGTATCGGCGTCTGTAGCGATGAATGGCTCGCTGTGGGTCGGCTCGTGCTCCCCGACCCGCGTACCGACGAGGGTTGTCGCCTCCTCCGGGCTCACCACCCGCCGTAAACTCAGCCGCTCCACCGGTGTCACTCCGCGACCGCTGGCGCTGCGTCCAGCGCGGTCTCTTCCTGCTTGAGCAGGTGCACCAACACGGATGCGTTGCTCTCCAGTGCGTGAGCGTCCGCCACCCGCTGCAACGTCTCGACCACCCACAGGTACTCGTCGCCCGACGAACGTCATCACGACCATCCGCTGGTCGGACTGGTCATAGTTGGTCTTCAAGTCCTCCAGGGACGTTGCGGTGCCCTGGTTTCCGGCCAACTCGTCCTCCGGCACCGGTTCCAGCTCCTCCAGGGCCGCCGCCAGGTCATCGAGATCGTCTTGCACGTAACCGGTGCCATCCAGGGTGTCCAGGGACTCCAGGATTTCCAGCAACGCCTCGTTGTCGTACCCACCCAAGGCTGGGATCTTGTTGTCAGCAACGACAATCGCCTTGGCCTGCTGCTCATCCACGTCCACCAGCCAGCAGTCGATATCTGCCCAGCCGAGTTCCCGCGCCGCGAGCAAGGTGTGGTTACCGGCCAACACCTCGTTGGGGCGCCCGGTGTGCGTCCCACGGTTCACCACGATGGGCCGGTACTGGCCATTGGCGGTAAGCGAGGCCGCGATATCCGGGACCGAACCTCTACGCGGGTTGCCCTTGAAGGTTTTTAGCTGGGACACGGGTAGCCGCGCAGCCGAATTAACTGCGGTACCTGCGGTGTTAACTGTGGGGTCAGTCATGCGGGCGCGCTCCTAGCTGGTAGCTGCTGGCTAACTTCTTGGCAACATTTTTCGAGGGGGGGCGGAACCCTTGCCGGTCCGAGGGACCTTGGGTTCGGCGGGCAACTTTTCACCCCGCCCCCGGGTATCTGCGGTGGCCGTGTGGTCCGTTGGGGCCTGGTGACGAGGGGTTCGTCTCTGGGTCGGGGTCGTTCGGGTGTGTGCTCGTACAGCGATGGTGGTGGGGTGGGCCCGCAGCGGTGTTGGCGCGGTTGGCTAACTCGCCTCGTTCCCCGAGGTTGGGAGGGGTGTTAGCCAACGGTGTCCGGGTGTTAGCTGGGTGTGGGGCGTTGTTAGCTGGCGGGTTACCAGGTTTCGGACGGTTGGCCGATGGCGATGTTGGGTTCGGCGTCGCCTCGGCGGATGTTGCAGTTCAGGTGGCTGGGTCGGAAGTTCCTGGGGTCCAGCGCGAGCTCGGGGGCCTCGGATACCGGGATGGCGTGGTCCACGGAGAAACTGTCCGGGTGGGGTGCTTTGAGGCTGTAGTCGATGGGGCGCTGGTCCAGCCAGCACACGTCGCCGCGCTCCTCGCACTCCTTACGGAAGGTGGCCTTGAGTTCTTGGTAGTGGCGGCCGCGTGGGCGTCCTTGTGCGTCGAGGCCGGGCACATGCTGGGCGGGGGTGCTGCCGGTGGTGGGGTGTTCCTCGTACCAGCGTTTGATGGCGCCCTGTAGCTGCCATGGCCGTTCGGCGCGTGCGCGTTCCATGACGGTGTCTTGGCCGGGGTCGATGGTGATGACCTCAGCGCCGTACGAGCGGTACTTCGTGAGCATCGCGGTGCTCGGGGTGGAGTGGATCAGGAACACGTCGTGCTCACCGACGAGGGTGAGGGCGGTGTCGATGGCTGCCTGTCGGGCCGCCTTGGTGACTGCCTTCACGTGGTCGGGGTGGTCGTGGCGGTGGGGGCTGTCGTCTTGTGGGGTGAGGGTGCAGGCGAGGGCGTCGTAGTCGATGGTGATGTCACCGGGCCGCGAGTTGTCCCGCACCCATGTGGACTTGCCTGCTGCCGGCGGACCAACCACCACGAACAGCACTAGACCGCCACCAGGTGGCCGCACTCCAGGCAGCGGGGTGTACCGCAGTAACCGGTGATGCGCATGCGATCGTCGGCTGCCAGCACCACGGCGCCGTGGGCGGGTGCGCCCGGTCCGGCCAGGGTGCCGTCCAGGCGGAACCATTCGCTACCGCATTTGACGCACTGGTGGTTGGTGGTCGGTGGGGTGCGGTGCTCGCCGAGTTGGATGACGTTGTCTGCCATCAGCGCAACCACCGGAGCAGGCGCAGGAACGGTCGCTTCCACCGTGGCGCGGTGAGGTAGCGCACCGTCCAATGGGTATCTGCGATGAGCGTGTGGGCGCGGGTGAGCGGGTCCGGGCGGTCGAGTGGTTCTAAGTCAGGTGTAAGTCCGCCGAACCCATAGACCCCTGAATGTTTCTCGACATGGACGACACCGCCGATAACTACACCCACGAGTCCCTGGTGGGGTGCCAGGTGCGTCATCAGCTTCCCCAGCCACGCGGGGTGCCAGGGAGGTTCGGCTGGACGTGCTCCCGGTAGTACTCCATCTGCGCTTGCCACTTCGTGAAGGCGGCGAGGTACGTCCGGCGGCGTTCGTTGTTCCGTTCCCGCGCCGCGACCCGGAGGCAGTCCAGCGGGTCCGTCTCGTGGCAGCGCATGCAGCGGACATCGCCGCACGTCCGGCACTTGTAGCCGCCGTGGACGCCGCTGATGTCGATGTAGGCGCTGGTGTCCCAGTCGTGGGCCTGGTCCGGGAGGTGTTCCTCTTCGTATTCCGGTTTGAGCGGGCGTGCCGGTGCCGGGATCGTGGTCATGCGTTCACCGAGGGCTGCTCGGTGGGTGCCGGGTCGCTGTCCACGGCGCACGGGCACTGCGGGGCCGGTTCACCATCCACCGGTGCCGCGAGCCACGGTGTGGCGGCCTCGGTGCAGCCGTTCGCCTTGTGCGGCGGGTGGGGGCAGTATCCGCACACTGGATCCGAGTCCGCGGCTTCGGGGCGTTCCGCGTACGCGACGAACTCATGCCACGTGTACGCCTCGATCGGCAGGTCCAAATGGTCCTCAGCTGCCCGGGGAATGGCCTCCGGCGGAACGGTGCTCGCCCGGTACTCGACTATTTGGAGGCCTTCGGCGGCGGCGGTCCGCTCGAACGATTCCCGCGCCAGCCACCGCAGCACATCCGCGTCGGTGTCGGGTGGCTGCGGGAACAAGGTCCGCAGCTGTCGCGCGGCGCTCACGCTGACGCCGCCACGTACACACGCCCTATGACGCGCGGCAGCACCTCGACGGGGATGTCCTCACTGCCGGCCACCACGAACGCGTCCGCGTTGCCCCGGTAGTAGCCGCCGGTACGCGCCGACATGAAGTGGGCGGTGCCTCCCCACACGTGGTGCACGCGCATATCGCCGACGCTGGTACGGGTGGACTCGATTTCAGGCTGGGCGAGGTGTCCATCCTCGATGAGGGACCGCATCGCGGATAGCGCTTCCTCGTGGCGCTGGGCAAGGTAGATCACCCGGCGCTGGTGACGGAGCTCGGCAGCGACCAACTCGAGTACGGCGTATCGCGCAGCCTTGGGATCGGGTGCGTCGATGGTTATGACGCCGGTTGGGGCGGTCATGCGGATGGCCCTGCTGCAGTGTTGATCGAGCCCGAATCATCAATCAGTTCAGCCTCGGTGGCAGGGATGAAGCCGATGACCCCGGATCTGACTGTGCCAACCGGCTGGGGGGCGGTCTTCGCGATGGAGGCGTTGGACCACATCAGGGCCTCCTCCAGCTTCGTCAACGCGAGGGACTTCTCTCGACCGGGCGGCAGCACCTCATCAAGGCAGTGGGCGATGTGGGCGCATTGCCCCCGGACGTAGTCGAGCGTGACCACCCGGTCCTCGCCGGAAAGGTGGTAGTTGAAGCGTTGGTCGATGTCTGCACGGCTGCTTGGGGTGGCGTGACTCATGCTGGGTTCTCCTGTGCTGCTGGGTGTGGGCTGGGTTTCGTCGCTGGGGAGCCAGAGTCGGCGAGTGAGGGTCAGACCGGGTTCGGCGCCGGGTTGTTCTGGAACCACTGCTCGTACTGGGTCTGGGTGAGGAACGGGTAGCGCTGCACCGTGGTCAGATTCACCTCGGTACCGGCGGTCACGGGCGCGATGATCGCGAAGTTCCGCCAGGTACGGTCCCCCCGGTTGAACACCACGTTCGAGAAGCTGATGTCGATGAAGAGGTCTGCCGGCCACGCGAGGAGCGCGGTGTTGGCGAACAGCTTCATCCCGAGAGTGCCGTTGGGGTGGCGGAGGCGGCCTTCATCGAGGCGCCCCTCAAACGTGTCGAGGGCGAAGTCCGTTGGGCGGGGGTCGTAGTTCGCGGCCCGGAACGCCCAGCCCTGCGGGAGCCGGTACCGGAACAGGACCGTGGCCGTGATGGGGCGGATGTCGGGCTCGTTATCCAGGTCGGTGTTGCGGTCTGCGACGCCCGCCCACGTGTCGTACATGACCGTGAACGACTGCGGGACAGCGAGACCCGGACCGGTCACTTGGCTTTGTTGCCCTTGCCGTTGTCGGCGGTGGTCTCGTAAGCGGAGCCGTCGTGGACGGTCTCCAGTACCTCGGGGTCGCCGTTACCTTCGGGTTCGTCGCCCTCGGGGCCGTCTACCGCTGGGTCGGTGAGTAGCGGGTTGGTTTCGGTGGTGAGGACGGTCAGCTCTCCGCTGGCGTTCGCGCGGGTGGCCGCGATCGACAGCGCGCCGTCCGGCCCTTCCACGAGGGAGAAGTTCTCCACGTCCTGCGCGTACTCGATCCGGTCGTTGAACCGGATCTCCAAACGTCCTGGCATGGTGTGCTCCTTCGGTATCCAGGTGTGATGCTCGGCTGCTAGCTCGAACACCCCGCGTAGCCACGGCGGGCTTGCCGGATTTGGCATTAGCTTAATTCCCTTGTGCTGCAACTATTTTGAGGTGCGCCGGGCGGTAGTTGTCGCCCGTCGTCGTGACGCGTAGCTGCCAGACGTGTTCCACGCGAGGGCGGATAGCCCGGCCCGGCGCACCAGCTCAATGACTTCCCGCCCCGCGCGACGCGCAGCGCGCCCTCCACCCCTACGAGGCTTCCTGGGTGTCCGGCCAATCCTCCGCCCCAGCAAGACGGTAATGACGGGATCGGCCTGCAATAGCCCGGCGCAACAGCTGTCGCGGCAACGGGCCGCGCGCTTACCGGGCAAGCACATACCGGCTCAACGAGGCGCGCGGGGCGGAAAGGGTCAGAAACGAGAAAAGGCCCCCGGAAGACTCACGGAGGCCTGAACTCTGGGCATAGCTCTGCCCACCACACCTGTATAACACGTTACGTCCAACAACCCACGGAGGCGGAGGGCAACTTTTCGGAAATCCCGAAGAGTTCCCGCCTGGCTATCGGCTGCCTTGCTCCTGCGAAGCGGGAGCAGGTCCCGGCTCAGCCTCGGGTTGGGGCGTCGCCTCGGGCTCAGGTATTGCGTCCGGCAGCTCGGCGGACGCCGCGTGAAGGCGTTTCAACTGGCCGCGCAGCCCCATGACTGCTTCGGTATTGCCCTGTAGGAAGAAATCGGACAACCCAGGTACTCGATAGTCCTTCTTAAATGAGAAGTAAGCGAGCGCCCAGCCGCTGCCCACCATGACTATCACCATGGCTATCCCGATAATCACCCCGACCGTGTCGCGTTGGCGGGCCATCATGCCGACAAACCAGAAGGCGCCCACGCCAGCTGCGATGAAGAAGCAGCCTATGAACCCGTTCAGCAGGTCGGAACGCGGACGGCTATCAGCCATCGCCCGCCCTTTGAGCCGAACCGCCACCGACTGGCGCAGCCACAAGGCGTGCGCGGCGAGCCCGACAGCGGACAACTTGTCCGCCAGCTCAAGGTCTTTGGATAGAGCCTCCCAGGTGCGATGCCGCGAACCCCTCCAGGCCGCCAATGCCCATCCAGACAGGAGGGTCACGACCGGCAGCACGACCGCCGTCACTACGGTTGCCTTGTCGTCCATGAAGGCCCTACTTCGGTTCTACGGGTGCGCCCTGCACGTTGAACGCGCACCCGGCGTATCGATCCAACGCCGATAGGTCGCGGCATCGCTGCTTGGCGTCGTCTTCGTCCAGCCAGATCGACTCCACCTCGTAGTGATGGATGATGTCCGAGTCTTTCTCCCAGAACACGGCGATTGCTGCGTACATGGTCGTCACGCTGGCTCCCCTCGATCCTTCGGTGCCAGAACCTTAGCCCGGCAGGTGTGCACCGCCAGCAGCGCCGCCGCGACCGCTGGAACGTCGGCCCCTCGGAGTGGTCGCGGGATGCCGGCCAACGCGATGCGCCCCGCCTTGTCGAGGCAGACCTCACCATCCGCCCAGGGCTGCTCACTCAACGGGACCCGCACCGCCCAGCCGCCGTACCCGTCCGGTCCGACATTCGGTATCTCCACCAGGAGGATTCCCTCGGCCGCGAGGAGATCTGGGAGCACGGACGCTATTCGCCCGGCCACCTCCTCCGGCGTCCGCACTTCAACGAAAGCCTCAGGGTCCCGGATGAAGCTCGGGTCATGGGTACGGCTCAACAGGTGCGGGATACCCGCGATCACCCGCGCCAACACCGTGCCGACTGCCATAGACCACGTTCTACCCGCCGCCACCGACACAACCCACCTATCGTGAGCGGCATGAAACTCTCTGAGAGTGTGGTGGACGCCCTGGACGCCTACGAGGAATTTCTCATCGTCAAGGACGTGCGCACGAAGATTGACGACATGCTGTTCTGGGCGAGGAAGCGGCGCGCGCAGTACAGCCCTATCTACGCCCTCTCCGAGTATTACGTGTCGTACCAGAACGCGTGGTACATCGAGGTGACCCGCGACCGCCAGAGTGAAGCGCACGCGGCTGTGAAGGCCGCTGCCGAGAAATACAAGAAAGCACTTCAGATTGCGTGGATGCCAGGCGCGGAAACGGTCTTAGGTGGCCTCGGATTGCCGAACGCTGCCGACATAGAAGAGCAGGTCGCCCACCGTCCGGCTCTGTGGAAGTGGCAGTACCGAATCGGCTACCGGTGGAGCCCCATCCTGCCGCACCAGCACCTACCCGGCCAATCATCCCTACTGTCATCCGAATCCAAGCTCTACCCGCTGAATGTCCCTGATCCGTCAGCAGCAGTGCACTTTTGGAGGGAAGTCGCGAGAGAGAGCCGCAGGACCAGCTAGTCCCATGGGTTGTCGTATCGCCAGTCGCCCATGATGTCGCCGGGGTGTTCCCTGAACCCCCGCCGGGTGATCTGTTGCCATTCCATCGAGATAGGCATGAGCGGGGGCCGGTCGATCAGTAAGTCCAGGTAGCGCGGTACCTGCTCGAAGACGGGGGCCGCCTCGGTGCCCGAGCGGTGCTCATCCCAGCCCAGCATGTAGTCAGAGGGCCACACATCCACACGGGATGACGCGAGCACCACCGTCAGGTAAGTGCCGTGCTCATCGACGGACAGCACTCCCCGTGCCCGCGCCGTCCTCTGGTCACGGATGTTCGGGCCCAACCGCCACCAGCAGTCCAACGCTCCCGGCACACGCCGGGCCGATGCCTCACGCGGCGCGGCCTCGATCCGCGCCGGCAGGCGGTCAGGCATCGCCGTCACGCCCGCTCGCGCTCTCGCCGTGCCGCCAGCATCGGGCAGTCATTGCCTCCGCAGCCCAGTTCGCAAGGTCTTCCTCGGTAGCCGCACTTTGGGCATTGTTCCGGAACGTCAATACTCATCCGCGCTGGTCTTCCCACTCGCGCAGGCGATTCCACGCCGTCATCACGAGATGGTTATCCGCGTCTGTAGGTACGCCGTCGAAGATGTGCAGCGCGGTGTAGCCGGGCGTGAAATAGGTGAGGCCGTGCTGGCTGGAGACCCCGCCGCCGTACGCGTCGCCCTCGATCTCCCACTCAACGACGGGGCCACCGTCCGGCGCCACAATGACGATGCGCTCGGTGACTGTCGTGTCCGCGATGCGGTGAGCCAGCTGTACCAGACGCCAAGCAACCCAGCGGCGGATACCCAACTCCCGGATCATTCGCCCGGCACCTCGGTCCAGCTCGACGCCCAATGCGACATGACCTTCCACGACATAGGGTGCTGTCGCGCGCAATAACGGGCAGTCCCCTCACTGCCGATGGTCACCTCGTCATCGCCGATCATCTGCGCACCCCATACACGCGTGATTCCCCCGAAGGCTTTGTCTATCTCAGCGGACTGGTGTGCGGTCGCTTCTCCTACGTTCCCGAATGACTCTTTGCATCCCGTGCAGATGAATTGATCAAGGTACGCAATCCGGTGCTCGCTCAAGACTTCCGACATGAGCTGCTGTGCTTCGCTTTTCGCAGGACGGCGGTCAGACACCTTGGACCTTCACCCCGATATAGATGGCGCCCGGCGTGAGATCGTCATCCACCAGGGCCATCTCACCAAACAGGGTTGCCTTGTCCCCCGACTTGGGGTTGTAGGGCGGGACGGACTCACCGTTGAAGAGGACGTGAAGTGTTTTCGCGTCCTCCGGGCACACGTAGATGAAGCCGTGGACCGGCTGGTTCGTCGCAACCCGTATGTCCCTCAACGTGTCGATGATGCGTGTGACCATGCGTCTCACCGGGTCGCGGCGAGGAATATCAACTACCTCCGTCTTTGCGGCGGCAACAGCGGTAGACATCGACCTCATCGCCGCGACGATTTGCGCCAGAGCGAGTTTCAGGTTTCCCGCGTTCAGAGCATCCTCAGCGCCGTTGACCCAAGAGTCGAAATATTCCAGGGGCTCTGTGTCACTCATGATTCGACCACAACGATCATCGGCTTGTCAGGCATCATGTCGGCCAACTCGGATAACGGGTCGATGTGGGTGTGGTCGTCGTCGGGCAGAGGCGTCACGGCCAGCTCCGCGTCATAGGTGTCCTCCAGACCGGCGAGGTACGCCATATACGCGTTGGCGTCCGGGAGATCGGGTACGGCGATGTCGGCGAGCTGCGGATGCTGTTCCAGCAGCGCTGGTTTGCATTCGCCTGCGGCACGAGGCAACTGATGGGTGAACAGGTTGTCGCCGGTCATGAAGTTGAGGAGTTCGTAGATGTCGCCGATATCGCGCGCGAGCATCCGGTCGGTGGTGACGGTCAAGATGGCTCCGAGGCCGAACATGCGTGAGGTGGGTGTGGTCATCATTTACTCCAATGTCGATTGGGCAACTAGCGATTTCGCGTGCGCGGCGGCGCTTCGCGTGTGCCAAACATTCGGCCAACCTGTCGGGAAGTGTTGTCGAAACATCCGGGGCGAGTTTCATACTGGTAGTCGCACTCGACGTCCGTATCGTAGAGATCATCACGCCCAGCGTGGTAGCGGTACAGCCCGGATACGACACCAAGTTTCTCGCCGGTTTGCGCATCGTAGATGTCATCTCCGACTTGAAGTTTCGATGTTTCACGCATCTTCCCGTCCAGCCATTCGCGGCGCGCGTCTATCGCTGCCTGCACTGCCGCGTTCAAGGCATCCAGTTCCGAATGCTCGTCGGCATTCAACGGTCTCTGGGTCCTCATCACGCCAGCTCCTCGCTTGTGAAGATCAGAGGTGCGAGCTCGCTCCACGCTTGACCAAGGTCACGACGCAGGAGCTCGATAGACCAATTGGCCGACCAGTCCCGTATCGGTTTCAAAGCCTCACGGGCAGTGGCGTTCATTGCGTCGGTCATCGTCCGGTAGTACGCGGGACCGCCGTCTTCTTCCACCCATGCCCGTTGCGTGGCTTTGATAGCAGGGTCAGACATGGGGTTCTCCAGCGTTCCAGCCCTTGAGGCCTCCAGCGCGGCATTAAGCCGTTTGACAGCAGACCTTTTCGCGGCCTCGGTTGGTAGTGACTCGTACCGCTTTAGCCATCTAGCGCCTGCCTCCTCCGCCCCTATGGCATCGGCCAGCTCAGCATCGGTGCGTTGCTCGGGGTCTGGGAAACATTCAAGTTCACGAGCCCGAGCTACGAGCTTGTCTCGGAATGCACTCGATTCCGTCATCGCCATCTACTTCGACTGACGGCGATGTTGTGTGCGTTTCGGATCGCGCCGGAGAGTCGGGCTTCGGACCTGGTACCGCGAGTACGCCAGTGCCGCTGGTACATATCAACCAACCACGTGTTGATCCGAACCCAGTCCGGGGTATCCGGCAGAGGCTCGGTCGAGATGAAGTGCTCCAGACTCCAGGTCAGATCCGCGAGCCAGCTCTTCACCTCGGGGAGCGAGGTCTCGCCGCGCCGAACGCGGAGCAGCGCATCACGATGGGCCTTGACCATCGGCAGGTGCAGCTTCCTCTCCGTGACGAGCTGGATACCCTGCATGCCGAGGCGCAGGGCGTGATACGCGTACTTGGTGTCGAAACCGTACTGTTCGATGAGTTCGGGCCGGTTGGTGTGCCGGTGATGGGTACCTTCGAGTCCTTCACGCTGAGAGTTCAAGTAGCTCAAGAACTTCTGTCCAGCCTGCGTGGTGACGAACATCTCCGAGGCTGCCTGAAGTTCGGCGCCGAGTTGGCTTTTCACCGTCAGCTCATTGTCGGGTATCCAAAGCATCAGCAGCACTGAGGGATTGCCATTGGCGGCCAGCCGTGTCCACTTCCGCAGGCTGTAGACACACAGATCGAGGTCGCCGGGGCCGGAGCGGGCGCCGTCCGGTTGGGTGCGGTACATGTACTGCTCGAACTTCTCCAAACCGATTACGGCCTCGGGAGGTTCGATGCAGATGCCCATTTCGTCGCGGTCGTCGGCGCCGGTCGTGACACCATGCAGGCCGGAGCCGACCTGCCCACGAAGAATCGTGTTCTCGTCCGCGATAGCGCGGTGCCGCTCCGTGCCGTGGCGTGCTTCTGTACTCACAGTCCACGCTCCAAGTGCTTCTTGAATTGCTTCTTGTCCATGACAATTCCCGTTGTCCAGTCCGGTGTAGCAATGGTTTTCGCTAGCGCGCAGTCCGTTTCAGTCGTGAACGGGCCAACGTGCTTCCCGTTGAGCCGGTTCACGATATGGAAAGGGCCGCTACTCATCGGGAGGTGGCCGTTCTACCGTCGATGATTTTCTGGATGAGTTGGGGGCTGCACTTCACGGCGGTGGCGAGAGTGGCGTGGGTCCACTTCTCGCGCTCGTTCGTCCAGAGTTCCCGTACGAGCCGGTCGCGCTGGCTTCGGTGCTGGCTGGCGGAGTCGCGCTCTTCCCCGGCCAGCCGGTGGTGCTCGCGGGCTTGCTGTGCCCTCGGGTCCATCAACGTCCCCTGATGTCCACGCGGCGGCGGGATATCTTCTCGATCGCGGTGATGGCTTCCTCTCCGGGGTCTTCGATCTCGAAGATGCCGTGCTCTGCTGCGTCACGGCCTGACTCGAACAGCGGGACAGGGCTCACATATTCGAATGCGGCCTGTACGTCTTCGGGAGACAGCGCGCCCGTGGCCGCGCCGATGCGTATCGCAAGTAGTTCCTCGCCGCCGTGGCAGCCGACCCAGCCCGCACAAAGCCGGGCCGCTGCGTCGGCGGCGTCCGTCTGGTGGCACAGGAACAGGCCGGGCGGCTGCTCCGAGGTGGGGCCGTCGTAGGCGATGAGTTTCTGATACTCGGTGGCATGCCACACGCCGCTGGGTACGTCCTCCCGGTAGGGGCACGACGCGCAGGGGCGCGGCGCGGGGCCGCCGACCCTGCCCATCGTTACAGGTCACCTCGGGCGAAGTCCGAGATGAGCTGCGGTACAGCGCTATCGAACCCGGACACGTCGAGCTGGCGCGGGTCCGAAGGATCTGCGATGGTCTGCCGACCGCCGGTCATCGCGACCACCATCAGGCTGGTGTCCAGGCTGAGCTTGTTCCGGTACTCGGTGAGAGCCTGGTGCGGGTGGATACCCCCGTACCAGGTCTCGTTGTCGGTGAGGATCACGATGGCGTCGTAGGGGCGAAGCTGCGCCTTCGCCCAGATCATGGGGAGCGCGCAGTCGGTAGCGCCCATAGGGAGGCCTGCGGTGTATCGGCACACGTCATCGAGGCGGCGGCGCGGCGTGATGTCCAACTCCGTGATCCCTGATGAGCGGAAGCTCCCACCGGCCCCGGCGGTGAACCCGATGATGTCGTGGTTGGGCTCCACGTTGGCGGTCACCAGTGCGAGCGCGGCGGCGGCCTCGCGGCACGTCAGCGGCATACCGGAGATCGCGGCGCTCATGGAGCCGGAGATGTCCAGTGCCAGCAGGGTCCGCTTACCCGAGGGCTCGACGGCGCCGTAGGCGTTGTAGAACGCGGCGTCGAGCGCGTCAACGATGCGGCGGTTCGGAGTCCAGGTGGACTCACCGCGCGCAGAACGCCCAGAGGCATAGGTGCGCTGTGCGACAAGGACATTGATCGGGTGGACGCGGCCCTTTCGTAGCCGGTCTGTGTCCTGGAGCTGCGCGGAGACCCGGCTGCCGAGCTGACCGTTCAGCACGCCGAGGCGGGTTAGGCGGGGCAGCTGCCGCATGAGGGCGGTCTGCGGGAGGCCGTGCTCGATCAGCGCCTCCCAGATCGCAGGCTCGGTGAGGGCCTTGTCGGGGAACGCCTCCCACGGTAGGCCGTTGCCCCGGCGGATGATCGCCAGCCACTCGTTGACGGTGGTGGCACGCTGCGCGGCTTCGTAGTCCGCGATGATGGCAAGCGGGTGCCCGTCAGCCAGTTCCACATTGGGCAGCTTCGGTAGAGCGGGGTTGCGCTCTCCGGCCTTGAGCTGCTCCGGAGTGAGGAGCGGCTGCTTCCAGTTGTAGTCGTTGAGCCCCTTGCCGACAGCCCAGTTGAACGCCATGCGGCGTGCGGGGTCGCTGGTGGCGGGGCCGCTGAGCCGGAGCATGTCGCGGTGGGTCCAGCCGTCACGCTGCCGGTACTTGACCAGCTGGTAGGCGAGCCGGTCCACGGGCTTGTCCAGGTACCAGCTGGAGACGGCGCGCTTCATCGCCGGTCCCCAGCCCCGGAACTGCTCCATGTACTTGGTGAACAGGTACAGGTGGGTGGCGGTGCGCGCGACTCGGGGCAGTGCGGCGGCGGCGGCACGGCGGCCTTCCACGTTCTCGGAGGCCGAAGCGATAGCGAGCGCGAACAGGGCCGGGTTCTGCTTGGGGGCGCGTCCGGCCTCGGAGACCTCAACGATCTTCTGCACGAGGGTGACGGGATCGGTTGCGGCGAGCCGGATCACGACATCGGCGGCGTCGCGGGTGAGGTCCTCGGCGGAGGTGTAGTAGGTGCCGCCGGTCGTGCCGAGGGTCAGGAATCGGTGGAGCCGGGTCCAGTCGTCGGCCTGGAAGGTGTAGCCCCCGGCGGCGTTCTTGACCTGGCGCGGGTCCGCCTTCTGGGCCTGAGGGGTGCGCCGCGTGCTGATCGAGGATAGAACGTCCACCGTGAGCTCCTTGCTGGGTTAGGTGGCGCGGGCGTGTGAGTGACCGCCGGGGTTCATCCAGTTTCGAGGTTGGGGTAACCGACCGTCGTCCTGCTCGCGCCAAAAGGGGGTTCGGGGTGATGTGGGCGTGTATGTGCTGACCGGGATTTCGCTTTTACACCCGCACCGAGGCGCGAGCGACAGGGGTCGAACCTGCATTACCAATTGAGTGATAACCGACCGAGCGTCCTGCTCACATCGAAAAGCTATGGAGTTATTGATGATTCGCGTAGGTGGTGCGGGCGTGTGATTGCTGACCGGTGTTTTAGGTGCTCTACCAAGCTGAGCTATACGGACGCACTACGCGCCCGCAGCTGGATTTGAACCAGCGACCACCCGCTCCAGATGCGATAACCGATCCTGCGTCCTGCTCACACCATCTACTACGAAGCCTTGGGGATGATGCGGGCGTGTGTGTGCTGACCGGGGGTAAGCGCTCTACCGACTGAGCTACAACCACTTTCGCGGCTGACGGGACTCGAACCCGCGACCTCTCCATTAGAAGTGGTAACCGACCTGCGTCCTGCTCGCATCATCAATGTGAAGTTGTATCCGGGATGGCGTGGGCGTGTGAGGTGCTTACCGGCGTTGATCTTGGATCAATGCATTCGGCCGCTCTGCCACGTTCCGCCCGATGAAAGCCCGAAGCTCTTTCAAGCAGCCCGGCGGGATTCGAACCCGCGATCTGATGATTTTCAGATAACCGACTCGCGTCCTGCTCACGCCATCCATGTTTTTGTTGACTACGCCAAGAACTATACCTCAGTAATGCCTGTTCAGGGCATATTTTTTGAGGAAATGTTGATTCGCTGGAAGGTGACTCCCGTACCGGGGAAAGTATGCCGTCGAGGCCCTCGACCTGGCTACCGAATATCGGTGCCAGCTCAGTGAGGTACTTCGTCTAGGCCGTTCTCGCGGAGGGTCGCGGTGACCGCCTCCACGACGCGCGTAGCGGGCCAGTCGTCGGGCGCGGAGATCAGGGTGCCCCCGGCCAGCTCGGTCTTTGTGAGAAGGTCAACGAGATGGTCAATCTCGCCGACTTCCTTGCTGATCCAGGTGCGGTATCCGGCACCGATCTTCCAATTGTTGCGCCGAGCAAGGCGCATTGCCGCAAGATCAGTGAGGGTGAAAGTGGCGGGCTGCCAGGTTGAAGCCACAGCGGCGCACACCTTGTCGCCAACCTCGCTAGAGACGCCGCCCGGCGCGGTCTCGGTCAGGTCGATGTGGAGGTTGTGCGCCGGCAGTCTCCCGCCGAGACCGATAGACCCCGCACCGATGAAGACCTTGGCAGTGATGGCAGGACCGACGCCCTTCAGGACGATCGAGTACCCCTCCCTGGGGAGAGCATCGCCGCTGGCGCCGTCAGGGAGTGCTTCGCGCACCGGGCAGCTCCGAACGATGTCGGCCAATGCCTCGCTGGGCCCAGCCCAAGTCTCCCAGTGGTGCCCCTTCGGGATGTCCCACTGCGCGATTCCCAGATCCGTTCCTAGCTGCGTCAGCAGCGCATCGGTGCGCGCCGCGATCCATTCGGGTGATTCGCCGGTCGCGACCCAGAACGCGTTCACGAACGACTCTCTCGCCCAGACGGGAGACGCGTTGGTTGGCCCGTTCACAGCATCGAATTCTACGGTCATGGCTTCTCCGGGGTGTAGATCACGTCAACGTCGAGACCGCGGCCCTCTAGCAGATTCCGAATTATCGCTGCGCTCTGTGGGTTAGCGACGTGCCACTCAAGGCCAGTCTCAGGGGGCAGGACGCGTATCTGTCGCTGAGCCTCTCTGACGAGCTCGTTCTGGATGTTCTCAGTCCACGGCGCATCTGGACTCTTGATCAGGGGCGTGTAGTTGTGCTTTGCGTCTAGGAACACCTGCTGATTGCCCCGTTCGATGGGTCCGCTGTCGAATCTGACCACCTCGCCGGTCTCGGGGTTGGTCATGACGTACTCGGGGATGCGTCCGTCAGGTGTTCGTTCGATACCCGTGATCTGCTCCTGGAAGCCCATCCAGGGCTTGTCGGGACCACGGTTGACATGCTCCCAACCTGGCGTGGGGTCACCCTTGGTCCAGGTTGCCTCTGGGGTGTGGGGCGGCCACCCACCCGGATGGTGCGGATCGCCCGACGTGTAGTGCTGCCCCACGCTGGGGTCGAACTGATCGGGTGTCGGTAGTTGGTGCTGGGTTGGGGGTGGGGAGTGGTCGGCGACCGTGGGCGGTGGATGGTCTACAACCGGCGCGGGGTGGGTTGCGTCACTCGGGTCTGCGGTGTGCGCTGCGGGTGCTGGTGTGTCATGGAGTGCGCCGGGGCTCGGAAGGTCCGGGTGCGCGCCCAGGCGTGCAGCGGCGGCTTCTTCGAGTCCAGCGCGTGGCAACAGGCCTTCGGGACCGCCTGCCATTAGCGCCCCGCCATCGACCAGTTTTTCCCCGAAGTATTGGCCGGGGTTTTCGATGTTGTGCTTGATGCCTTCGGCGATATCGGCGCCCGGCGGGGTGGTCATGTGGTGCTTAAAGGACTCCCATTCTCGCCTACCGGCCTCTTCATTGGCCTCCCAAAAACCCTTGTCCCCCAACCCAAGACGGTCCCGCAGATCCGTGAACGGCGCAACCAACTTATCGACGCCCTTGTCAATGCCCTCGGAAATATCCGTCTTGAAACGCTCGGCAGCCGATGGTTTGTGCTCCTCCGGTGGCTTGTCGTTGCGATTCAGGTAGGTGACGCTTTCGCCCAGGCCACCCACCTTGGTCTTGTCGATAGTGTCCTTAGCGAACGGGCCGTACTGCGGGGCATTCGGATCGGCAGCAGCGGTGGCAGCGGTCGGGGTTGTCGCGGGATTCTTGATGTGCTCCAGCTTGTCGCCGAGCGTCCCGGCACCAGGATCGATGGAGGCCGGATCGGTGGCCTTGGGGTACCAGTCCTTGTAGAAGTTCGCGGGCTGGGCGCTCGGGTCGCCGGGCTTCGGGGTCGCGGCGTCGCGCAGGGCCTTGCGCCCGTCCACAAGCGCCGTTTTGGGGTTGATGCAGCCGGTGATCGTTTGGGCGGTGGCGTCGGCCTGGGTTTTGAGGGTTTGACAGCCCTTCTCCCACTTGGCGACATACTCTTCGATCTGCCGTTGGATGTCGGCGACGTGGGCGCGGTTTCGGGCTATCGAGTCATCGCTTTCACCCTCGGCGGGGTGGTAGTCCATCTTGTAGTCCTGAGCGATGGAGACGCCCTGGTCCTTGTGCGCCAGCACGCTCTCGATGAGGCGTTGGCCGTTGACCAGGGGATCGACCACCTCGTATTGGATGGTGGCGGCAACGAGTTTTCCGCCGTCTTCGGCGGTGTCGTGGGTGTTATCCGAGCCGTGGCAATCAGTGGATGCAGTGTCATAGGCGGCGTTCGAGGTGCGCCCGGTCCATTCGGTGCCATCGGGAGCCCCGACCCACCGTTTGTATTCGTCGTAGATTTCCTTGAACTGCCGGGTCTGTGGAAGCCAGGTATCCACCACCGCCATATAGTCATTGGCCTTCTTGGCCATGAACTCATCCAGTGGCGTCACCACGCGCGTGCCCCTATGCCCGCTTCGGTGGCTGATAGATGCTGGGCAGATTGCCGTACCCGGCCGCCAGTGAACTCTCCGTGATCTTGAAAGCTTGCTGGGCCTCATCAGCGAAATCAGCGATCGTATTCAACCGCGCTGCCCCGATCCGCTTCACATCCGCGATGGCCTTGGACACTCCATACAGCGCCGCCAAACCTGGATCAGCACCAGCCGGTGGCGAGACACTGGCCGCCGTGCTCTGCGTCAGCTGACCGGCGAGCGTCCTCAGATGCGGACCGAGCTTCCCCAAGGCCGCAAGATCAAACTTGAGAACGTTCTCATCGCCCGACATGACACCCCCTTCGGCAACCAACTGTGTGATTGCCAGCACACTACAGGAGCAGTAGTGGGTTCCGCAGGGGGAGTTGCCAGGGGTGCGGTGTTCGCTAGTCGAACAAGGCCAGCTGGCCTACGGGTTCCTCATCGAACTGGAACGCCCGACGAACAAGCACCTTCTCCAGGTCGAGTATGCGCCAGTGCTCGGCGCGGGCGGTGTCGTCCTCGGCGGCGGTGGGGTGGTAGCGCTTGCATGGCTCCGAGTGCTCGTGGCGTGCCTCGTGCTGCCAAGGGCAGTGGCACCAGCCATACTGCGTGAGGTTGAGCGCGTGGCTGTCTTTGCGGCATCGCTCGATCTCGGCGCGGAGGTCCGCCGGCAGGGCGAGGCCGTACGCGGTGATCCGGGTGACCTTGATCGACAGGATGGGCGTTCCGAACGCCGGGCAGTGGACCTTTCCGCCGTTGGTGCTGAACCCGCCCCGGAGCCATTCGGGGCCGCCTTCAACGTGGCGCAGCGTGCCGCCCCAGTGGCTCTGGGCTAGGTAGTCTGCGCCTGCCTTGCTGAGGAGTGCGTCGAGGATCATCCAGCCGCCCATCGCGAACAGGAGCCAGCGTTCTTCTTCGGTCAGCACGGCGGGTCGTTCTCGCGGTGGTATCGGGCCCAGGCCAGTTTCCGCCGGGATTCGAGGTGGTGTTTCTCGGCGGCGCGGCGGGCCGCGCGTAGGTCGTGGCCTCGGTATAGCTCCGAGGGCACGATGATGACACCGGGTTCGGTTGGGTGGTCGTATTCTGCGATCCAGTGTCGTTCAACAACATTCCGGGGCTCGTACCTACCGTCAATCAGATTGCCCAACATATGAACTGTGTACTCCCTGAAGTGCAGCCGGAGGCGGTACCTCCCCTCGCTGGCATCGCGGTGGGGCGCGAACCAGCTGACCCCCTTGTCCCAGCGGTCGTATTGGCCGCGTTGCCAATCCAGGCTTCCGTCGATCATCACGGAACCCTCACGGGCTGCATACCGGGGATTGCCATGCGGATGAGCCTGCCTGGGCTCGCCTCGAATCCGTTGAGCGTGAACGTAAGCATCTGCCACTCATCCCAACGGGCCATCTGGAGCCAGCCTTTCGCCGGTACAAGCTCCAGGGGCACGCGCTGCACATAGGGGCCGACATGGAGTAGGGCTTCCACGGGGATAACGATCCGCCGTTCGTGCACCGATCCTGATCTCCGCTCGGTGATCCGGACGCAAGCGAGGTCTCTCCACTGGTCGTACACACTGGATATCTCTACCTCGATGGTGGGGACCACCGGCTCAGCCTCGGGCACTTCTTCCGTCACGCTCCAGCGGACCATTGGCACCGCCGCCATCAGCGCCAGTCGATGTATCGGGCGCTCAATCAGAGCGGCGATTTCCTCTTGAGTGGGTTCCGGTGGGACCACGTCAACATCGGGAACCACGTCAACTTGGAACATCGTGGGCGCTGATGTCTGGTACATCCCGATCCCCTGTTGGTTTCGGCGCTGACCGTAGGACGGGTTGCCCGTGTTCCGGTAGGCCGTCTTCTGCTCGGGTGTTCCGTATGGTCCGGGGCAGCCGCCCAATGCGAGGCCGTGCCATTCGCGGCCGCACACCGCGCACTTGTCCTGGTTGACGTTGTAGTCGTATCCGCTTCGCTGGCTGTAGCCGGACAGCTGCTCATCAACCAGATCGCCGATAGCGTCGATCACGTCTTGCTCTGGGTTGCGGGTGTTCAACGGGATCTCCTTGCGCGGCGGCGCTTTTTGTATTCGAGTACGTCTCCCCACCGGAAGCGGGGGCCGTCTGGGGTGTCGATGGCTCGGACACCGTCGAGGCCTTGCTTGGCGCGGCTGTTCCACATACGCACGGCGGCGGGTGAGACATAGGCGTGAGCGGCCACTTCGGACGTGGTAAGTAGGTCGTCCTCGGCGGGCGGGGCAAGCTGAGGCACCACCCACAGCTGGTTGCCTTGGCTGTCGTCCTGCCAGTAGCGGTCGAGGTCGGCGACCGCCTCAAGCGCGCGGTGGTCGGGTGGTAGATGCTCGGCGAGCACCTCAGTGAGTTGTTCGGCGAGGCGCCGATACGAGAGGGCGACGCGCCGGGTCAGCTCTACCGGTGAGTCCCCCCGGTACCGGTGGACGTTCGGGTTGGTCAACGGGATTCCGCCACCTTCGGCTCAACGAGCGCGGATTCCAGTGCTGGAGTGGCCGGTACAGCTTGCCCCTCGATGTCGTAGGGCATTCCGAAGTTGAGCTCCAACACGCCTTCAATCATCTTGGCACTCTTGAGTTTTGCTGTCACCCAGCGTCCCGTCTCCGGGTCATGGAAGCTGAGGCTTTCGATGCTCACTTCTTGGGGCCTTTCACTGTTTGGCGTTCCTTCGGGGTTTGGTGTGGGATTAGGCCGTTGTTGAGGACACTCTGGATGCTTTCCGCGACGACGCGGCCCGCGCCGGGCAGATCGACAGCCGGGTCGCTCTCTGCCTTCTTGACGAGGGCAGATATCTCATCAAGCCTCGAATATGCCTCGGCGAGAAGGAATTTCAACAAGTCTGTCTCCTCTTGTTCTTTGATCAGGTCAATTACTAGTCCTTGGAGCCACTGGTACTCGCGCTCAGGCCAGCGGGCACCGCATGTGGTGCAGTCGTATTCGGCGGTGCCGTCCCAGCGGCCAACGGTGTAGGCGCCGCATTGCTCGCCTTTGTGATTGACCGCCGGGCACGGCATAGGGTCTGAGTGCCGGAGCGCGGCGCGGCCAAGTTCCTGGTAGACGAGCCTGGATGCGTGAACGATCTGCGTCGCGATGTCCACGCCGTCGAAGGATTGGAGTTCCCGTGGTTGTCCGTTCTGGGGGTGCCAGCCTTCATCGCCGTCAGGTATTCGGCCCCACACGAGCATGTCCTGCTCTTTTTGGGCCAGCAGCACATCGAGATTGGGCTCCAGGATTTTCACGGCGTGCACGACGGTCGCCTTGTCGTGGGCGGGGAATCCTCTCCGGCCGTGCCGCTGCCGGCCGTTGATGTTCATCGCGGTTTCGACCATCTCGGCGGCGCGGTCGGCGAGGTCAACGATGTGGGCCTGGAGGGCTTCGCGGTGCTCGTTGATGACGAGGGCGTGTTCGTGGGTGCCGGATACCTTGGCGCCTCCGGCGATGAACCTCTCCCCCATCCCGTGGTGGAGCCGTTCCCAGTCGGCGGGCATGCCTTTCACCGCGTAGCGGAGTTTTGTGAGGCACCCGTCGCAGACCACGCCGTCTGCGATTTGCGCGCCGACATGCTCGTCATCGAGGAGTTCGCGGCGGGTGCAGCGGGCCTCGAAAGCGCAGCGGTACGGGTCGCGTTGTGTCACTCGGGGTCTCCGTTCGCAAGTTCAAGGAGGACATCGGCATGGCAGGGTTGGTCGAGCGGGCAGTAGCAGCACAGGTCGTGTCCGCGTAGCAGCGGGACTAGGTCCTCTACGCGCTTCATCGAGCCGAGAAGCCAGCGACGGTAAAGCCGCACCGCGTAGGCGGCTGCCCATTCACGTGTCCCGGTGCCCTGGAAAAACGTTCCGGGACCCTCGACGGTCCAGACCCGTTCGCGGCGTCGGCTGAATAGGCCGGGCTCTGTTCCGGCGGATATGACCTTGAACGGGTTGCCCCAGCGTCCGGGCCGGGTGACGCAGATGGCGCCCTCTGGTTTGCGCCAGCCCTTGACTCGTTTCCGCTGGATACGTTGTGGGCTCATTTACTCACCCCGAGGTAGTCGGCGAGCACCTTATGCACGAGCGCGAGCGCCCCGTCGCGGTGGTAGTGATCGACCCTCCCCGATGCCGGTTCCGCTCGGTCGCTGCTAGTCACGGAGTATTCGTAGCCTCGGGTGTCCGTGTAATCGCTCCACTCAACGCAATTGACTTCCACGTGACCGACTAGTAGCCCGTTTACCGTGAGATCGACTGAAAGGCTCACGTGGCCTCCTGTTCCCATGAATTAGCACAGGTGATGCAGGTGCGAAGGAGATACCGGCGCACCGGGTATCCGCCCCAGCCCCAGCCGGTGTCGCAGAATCTTTCGAGTTCGGGCACCTCGATGAGGTGGACTGTTTCCGTCGCGCAGGCGGGGCAGGTGTCAAACGAGTTGAACACCATCGGGATTCGATATGGACGCGTCTTTCTTATGAACCATCCGCTGTCACCCTCACGAGCACCAGGGGGCCAAACTCCAACATCGACCCAAGCGGGCCTCTCTGTGGTGATGCCTGGTAGCTCTATCCGATCTCCGGGGTGGAGGGTGTCGATCAGGACGAGAGTCGGTAGTTCATCCTTCTGATAGAAGAGGTTGAAAGATATAGGCCACCGTTTCCCGTTGCGTTCCAGCCAGATTGAATCCGGGGTGTGGGCGATCATTTCTCACCCCACTGCATTTTGCAGTTGGTGCATTCGCGGCCGATGGCGGCGCCTTCGGGCAGGTCTATGGTGTGGAGGTAGTGGGCATCCACCCAGCCACAGCGAGGGCAGCTGCAAGTGGCTTTGAACTCACGTACCGGGATTGGGCTGGCGTAGCCGAGTAGGAACTCGGGTGGTGCTGGTTGCTCCGGGATGGCCTCGGCACCCTCGATAACGAAACGTGTACCGGTCCAGAGGTATCCGCACCGCCCAGTCTCGTCGTAGAACAAGGTGTTCTTGTCTTTCAAGGTCAGTCCAGCAGGAAGCTCACCTACGTGCTGGACGGCTGGTCCCATCTTCAAAGTGGCCGCGATACTTTGGACTCGGTACAGGCCAGCGAGGATGGCCGCCAGTTCGGGGCGGTCATCCAAGTGCGGGGCGCCTTCCTGCTGTTCCGCGAGCTGCCGTTCCCATGGTGTTTGGGGGCGAATCGTGTCAGATTTGGCGAGCCCGTTCGGGCCTCGGGCGAGAGCCTCCTGGAGACTCTTGGCGTACAAATTGGTAACGAGGGCAGGCTGAATCGTTGACGGATGCCCACGGCACGCTTCTGAACCACACGCACATGCGGGTGCCTGTTCCCAGCACCGGCCATCCCGCGTGATTCCAGCCCGGAGCGGAGATGTCGAAGCCTGCCCTTGACCGATCGTGACGGCGCCGTCGATGGTGTGGGCGGCAAGGGAGCCGTTCACGGCAGTGATGGTGATGTTGGTGCCGGATATCTGTGTGGAGTTGTCGCCAGCCACCTGAACCCGGCTCGGGCCAGAATGGTCGCGCCTCCGGCTCCAGACGAGGAGCCATGCAACGTTGCACAACACGACCAGCGCCAAGGCGATGAGTGCGACCAATACCATTGCGGTCACGTCTTTCTCCTGCTCTCTATCGCTAGGATGTCGTAGACGCAGCCGAGTGCGTCAGGCTGGGAATCGAACGCGGCCATGGGTTTCAGCTGGCCGGGCCGCCATACCCACCAACGTGGCGTCGGAATGACACCGGGTAGTGGGGGCAGCTCAGGCCACGGCGGGCGCTCACCCTTCAAGGATTTCCGTATCCGCCAGCGTTCTAGTTGTTCTGGTGTCCAGTCACGCCCCATCGGGGAACACCTCCTCGTACGGGCGTACCGAACGCAAGATGTCCCGGTGGTTCCTTATCGGCGCTTCACATGTTTCGCAGCGCAGGGATTCACCTCGGCCGGAGAGAATCGCGTGGAGGCCGCGTGAAGCTACGTCCATGCAGATCTTGATGACCATCTGGGTAGCGCATTCATGGCACATGAAGATCACCCAGTTGCCGAACTCGTTGACGCCGTCGTCCTTGCATTCATCGGTCGCGTGGGCCTCAATCACGTAGACGGCGGCGTTCGGGCATGGTCCGTCATAGTGTGCGGCGCACTGGCATCCGGTTCGATGGCCTTGGAACTGCCCGTTCAGATCTGGTAGCTCTGAGGCAATGAGCGCCTGAATCCGAGCCTCCGACAACCGTTCCACCATCATTGCGCCCCGGCGTACGGCGGATAGGTTATGGGCATCGAGGAGAGGACGGTCACGTACTTGCGCATCCGGTCGGCGATGACCGGGCCGCCGTCCTCGGCGGTCTCCTCGTAGTCGGCCGCATCGGAGAGGCACAAGCGCGCCAGTCGCAACCCGAGGTCGATCCCTTCCTGGAAGGCGGTTTGTATGGCCTCCGGCGTGGCGCTGGCGCCTTCGTGGGTCGGCTGGGTCATCGGTCGCTCCTGACCGGTTCACCGCAACCGGCGGCCCCGAACTCATCCCACGGGATGAAGCGTTCGACCTCGACCTGACCGTCAGTGGAGGCGACGATCCTGTCCAGATCGTCGTAGGTTTCCGCTGACCATGTGTCAACCGTTCGACGGCACCAGAATCCCCATAGGCGTCTCCGGCGCCCGGTGATGATCAGGGTCCAGCAGGGGGTGCGCCCGGTGTTCCATAGGCGCACGCGCGGTGGCCTCTGCCCGTCCGCTTCGAGCTCGCCGACTTCCTGGAGGGTCTTGTCGAGGATGACCCGGTGCCTCCACTTGGCCGGGCGGAACGCGACGGAACCGGCGCGGCGGCGGCGTTCACCGGTGGGTGTCATTTCGGTGTAGCTGCCCCGCAGGACGATAGAAACGAACCACCACGGGTGATCGTGTAGGGCGCGGTCTTCGTCGTCGCGTAGGAACTTGTGGAGGTAGACGTTCAGCCAGCGGTTCCTCGGGATCACGTACCAGCGCAGCAGGTACGTGGGTTCGCCTTCGGCGCCGATGGGCTGGTGGGGTTCCAGCCGGAGCCACTTCCGCAGCCATCGGTGGTTGTTCGGTCCTGTGGTGGTGCTCATCGGTTCTCCTTGGCTGCTGGTTGGTTGGGTCGTTGCTTCTGGTGGAGTGGCATCACGCCGTCGCGGCGGATGCGGTACGAGCGCTGGCAGGTGGGGCAGTAGGCGCGGCCTTCGCGCGGTCGGGTGAGCGGGACCTTGCCGCTGCCGGCGCAGACCTCGTCGCGGACGTTCACCGCTGGTCCTGGAGGCGCCCGAAGGCGCGGAGCACGGCAGCGGCGGCCTCAACGGAGTCCCACGCGGAGCGATCCCCGCTGTTGCGGTCCGGGTGGGCTCTAGCTCGTGCGGCTCGGTAGACCTTGTCGAGCGGCGAATTTTTGTCGCCAGCGGCAAGCCGGAGGTGGAGTTCAGCGTCATCGGCGGATTGGCCTCCGGGGGCTGGAGCTCCTGCGGAAGGGAGTTGCTTCCACCCGGCGTACTGCTGCCCGGTTTGGGTGACGCCGTAACGGTCCACCTTGCGGAGCGCTTCGAGCGCGAGGGCGATGGCGCGGAGGTTGTCCTGCCAGTTGGTGAAGGTGTCGCAGGGGAACGACAGTGGCCCTGTGCGGGATTCGACGTTCAGGATGACGCCGGGGTGCTCGGGTTTGGCTGTGGCGCGGGGCATCCCGTCCACGCGGAAGTCTTGCTCACGCATCGCGATCTGGAGGACGGCTGGCGCGTTCCGCTGGCCGTTCCCGAGGTGCCAGAGTTCCCGGTCGAGCAGGTTGAGGGTTTCGCTCCACTGCGCGGAGAAGTTGGAACGGCGCCGTTCCTCGGTGAGCTGGTGCGGCCAGGCGGTGATCGGGCGCAGGGTCATGTTCGTGGGGTAGCTCGTCATGCGGACTCCTTGGGTGCTTCGGGGTTGCATTGGCAGCGGCGGAGGCTGTTGTCGTCGGTGTCGATCCAGCCGCGCCCGTCGCAGTCAGTGCAGGCGGCGATGCGGGCGCGGCGTTCGGCTTTCTCGCGGGCGGGGCGTTCGGCGTCCCAGGCCTCGCGGCGTTCGCGGTGCCGCTGGCATGCGCGGCACGGTTCGTCGGTGCCGCCGGGGTGCTTGGGGCAGTAATCGGGGGGCGGCGCGGAGCGCTCCCCAACCCAGGTACCTACGGAAGGTGAGATAACACCCTGACCCTCACCCTGACCCGACCCTGAGGCGAACCCTTCTCCAAAGGGTTTCGGGAAGGGTTCCATTTCCCCAGGTGGCGGAAACCCTTCCGGAAACCCTTCACCAAAGCCTTCTGTAAAGGGTTCAGGAAAGGGTTCCGATAACCCTCGGGTAAGGGTTCCCAAGTGCGCCAACGCTTCCGCGTGTGCCCGCTTCAAGTTGTCGCGGAGCTTCACCGCTTTCGGGCTTTCACCCGCGATCGACGGCAGAGGTACCCGCTCCAGCTCTTCGGCGAGGACGTAGGCGAGTTTCGGTGACTCCACGTGGGCCGCCGAGCGGAGCGCGGACAGCATCACGTTGGGCTGCTTGCCAACCTCGTCTCGGCGCATGAACGACCGCACCAAGGTTTCCCCGGTGTCCTCGTCGGTGAACACGTACCGGCTGCGTTCCAGCCGCGCCAGGGCCTCCTCCACGGCCGTCTCCGGGGGGATGCGTCCGCCGTGGCGGAGGGCCTTCCGCCAGCGCCGCATGCTGATCGGCTGCACCCCGGCGTAGTTCATGGCCGGTTGCGCGATCAGCACACAGAACAGGAGCTTGTCGAACACCTCCTGCGCGCAGAAGTCCTCATCGGTCCACATCGAGAACCACATACGCCCGTACTCGCGAGGCACTACCGCTCCCCTTCCATCTTGTCGTTGTTCACCAGCCGAACTCCGTGGGGACGTACACCTGTGTCTGAGACCGGATGAATCCCGAATCCAACGGGGGCTGGTCTGATTCCGTCACCCGGATGAGGAGCCGCCACCCACGCCAATCCGCAGTCGTCGCGGTGTGAACGTTCCACCAATTCCACGAAAGCCACTGCTCCAGCGGAGAATCCAGATACGCGCCTCGCTCGGAATATGGCGCGCTCTCAACCTTTTGTGACAGTTCGCGATACAGGCCCGAGTCCTCGCCATGTTCCAGGTCAACGGCCCACGGTTTGCGCATGAACCTTGTTGGGCAGTGGTTTCCGACATGGATCGTGTGGAAGCGGGGCCGGTAACCCTTCGCCTCTTGGGCGCATTGAGCCTCCATGGACGGCGGGCCAGCGTTGAACGGTGATCCAACCTGCTCCGTTACGGTGTGGAGACGTGGGACGCCATCGGTGTGCCAGCCCGGTATCGCCGGGATGAAGCCCGGCAGTAGCAGCGAGACCTTCGTGTCCACAAATACGTGCTTGTGGTCACCGACAATTGGCGCCTTTTCCAGGCAGCGCTTGACCGCAGGGCCGCCGAACAGCACTGCGTTCTGGAGGCTCGCGCGCTCCAGGTTCGGTGTGGCCGGCAGGCATCCCCGCTCCTGCGCGTCGAGCTCGACTCGCGCGCCGTGCTTGGGCGGCTCTACGTTGAACGTGTAGGCGGTCACAGTTCACCTCCCGCGTCTCGGCGCTGCCGCCTTCGCCGTAGGAGATCCATGGATTCCCTACTCATGTAGCCGATTTGAGTGGCGCCGAGCTTGATAGCTTCCTGGCGTTTGGATTCGGTTACGTCGTAGTGCGCGGTCACTTTGCCCTCGTGTTGGAACCACGAGCGCCGCAACCCAAGCCGGGCCGCGAAGGCGTGCAGCTCCTTGTCTGTGTCTGCCATCAGGTGCGACCAGTTGGCTTGGAGGCGGCCGACTCTGGCGGGTCTGCACATGTCATCTATGTAGACGGTCACTGGACTACCTGCCACGGCTTGTCGTCGCGGACGTGCCACCCGAGCCCCGGCAGCTCAGGCCCACTTTCGACTTCCACCTGCTTGTCGCTCGGCGGCTGAACCACGAGCCATGTCAACCGCTGCTCAGCGTCCGAGTAGTAGCGGCGGGCGAGCCGCCCATCCCCATGGGTAGCGACGGTCCCCTCGGCGTACCCAAGGCGCGTGGAATTGATCCGCTGCAGGAGCGCGATCGCAAGAGCTTGAGCCGCTTTCGTATCGATCTTCTTCGTCTGGCCAGCGCCGTAGTCCGGCTTGAAGTTGACAGCTAGCCATGAGTCATCCACTGTCTCGCGCAGCAGCCGAACCAAGTTGGCTAGCTCGCCCTCGGATACGGTCACGCGACCATCCAGCCTTCTAGGCGTTGGAGGGGTGTCGGTCATGGTGTGTTCTCCGCTCTCTTGATGATCGCCATGCCCGCAGCCCGGTATGCGAGGGCCTGTACTACGTGCTGTGGCAATGGTTCTGGTGTCTTGTTGATCGAGACTTTGCGCTTCACTTCGACGCGCCCGAGCGGGTATATAGCGGTCGGTTCGTGAATCCACCACAGGCCGCAGCCGTAAACGGGCGGATGCTCGATGAGTTCGGCGGGCACGACGTACACGAACCGGTGGCACACCCGGCGCCACGGTTGGACCTTCTCCCAGGTCTCCCTTGCTGCGTCGGCCTTGGAGACCTTGATCTCAATCGCGGTGCGCTCCAGGCTGTCGAACATCAGCGCGTCTATCCGACGCGTGTAGGGCTGGCCGTGCCCATCGGGTAGCTCAGCCCAGGTTGGATGGTCGTCGTGTATCACCACTTCGGGTACCAGAGCGGCGTCGCGGTGGTGTTTACGCAGCGCGGCGAGCACATCGGCGGCGTTCACGACGCGCCACCCCGTTCAAGGAACTCGATGCCTTCTGCGAGGGTGTCGAGCCCTACCGGCGCCATGTTCCAGGCGTCCACACCGACATGAAGCTGGCGCTGATGCACGTAAGGCAGATAGCTTGCGGTGCTGTGGGTATGGCCGTGGAGAAGCCACGCGCCTTCATCACGGAGCCGGTACTGGTTGTAGCGCTCGGCAGTGGTGTGGTCCCCCTGGTAGGGCAGGTGCGACATGAGCACCGTTCGGCCCCCGATACGGCGCCGCGCGAACGGCTGCACCGACTGGAATACCTGGAGGTAGTCGCGCTGCCATTTGTGGGAGTCGCGGTACATCGGGTGGCATCGGTCGTGATTGCCGGGCACTAGGTGCTTCTCCCCCGGCCTCCGGTACAGCCAAGCAAGGGACTTCATCTGGGCGGCGTTCGTCCCAGAGCTGTTGTCCCCCAAGTCCCATACCTGGTCCCCGGGGTGAACGACGGCATCCCACTTCTCCGCCAAAGTCCGGTCATGCCACTCGATAGCCACAAGCTGCCGATCCGCAGGATTGGCCGGCAGGGCGATACCGGCCCGCTCCGCCCGGATCACAGCGACGAGCGCGTGCCCGATATGCAGGTCCGAAACGAACCAGACGGTCGTCATTGGGCTACCGCCTTCTCGGGGTACTGGTCCCACGTGCGCCCGTCCAGCTCACGCCCGGCGCGCTTCTTGCCGACACGTTGCATCTGTGCTCGTGGATCATCTACATACGGCGGCTTGGACAGCTTGCGGCAAGGATCATTTCGGCAGATGTCAGCCTCCCGTCCGTCGTACCAGTCACAGACGCATGCACGGAGCGGGGGATGTTGGTTGGGTGCCCACTCGCCCCACTGTTTGAACAGGAATGGCACACCGGCCGCGACGCACTGGTCGCGCAACGATCGCGCCCAGTCGGGGTGCATCGGCCTTGCGCCGGGGCCGGATTCGCCGCCCACGATCACCCAACTCAGTGGCGGAAGGTCGAACTTCTCGCCATCGTCCTCCACGAACCGGGAGAGGTCGATCGGTCCGAGCAGTGGCTCAGCACTGATGAACCGGACGGCGGCGGGGGTGTCGAGCAGTGCTGGGATGCGGAGGTCGGCGCGCTTCTGGTCCTCGGCGCTCACTCCCAACCAGACGTTGGGCAGCGGCCAGTAGTCGCCCATCACATCGCCCGGTAACTCCAGCGCTTGGCACTTGAATACCAACTCGCGGAATGCTTCTGAGTTCAGCAGCGACCGCATGCGCCCATGCCGCTTGGTCAGGAGTTGAAATGTGTGCCGCTCGGCGCACGCCATGACAGAGAACACGCGAGCTATGTACTCGTCAGACACCTTTTCGTGGAACAGATCTGACATCGAGTTGACGAACACCTTGCGCGGCTTGGTCCAGCGCAGCGGCAACGCGAGCTTGTCGGGGCGCAACTGAACATCGAACCCGTGCTCGAAGTAATGCCCCTCGGTCCCTCGCCAGCGCTCGGCAAACGTCTCCGCATAGCAGTGGTCACAACCTGGAGATACCTTGTCGCAACCCGTAATTGGGTTCCAGGTCGAGTCGGCCCACTCTATGCCTGTCTTGTCACCCATCACTTACCCGCCTTCACCGGAATGGGATGCTGATCCTCGAACGATGTCCCGTAGCCGCATACGGTGCAGCTACCTCCGTAACTAACTGTCACGACACCGGTTTCAGCCCCATATATCTCGTAGTCCTCACGGAACGTGCGGCCCAGCGGAGCCGCTTTGATCTCTGCGATTGCAGCCTCTACGCGGCCGCGAAGGCTGTCGTATTCCTCCTGTGACACCTGTCCGTACGCGTCTTCGATGAGCTTCCGCTGCTCGGCAATGCGTTCGTCATCAGCATCGGCGCGCCGGGTCTGGCAGGCGTAGCAGGTAGTCCAGTTGTTGGCGCTCACCGGGCTGCCGCCTCGGCCACAGAGCTGAGCAGCGTCGCAACCGCGCGCGTCAGGTTGCTGCCACCTATGCCGTAGCCGCGCTCCAGTCGCCCGGCGGCTGCCGCGTACATCGAGGCGTCGGTATCGCGTGGCCCTTTGTGTGCAACCCGTGGGACCTGAACGACCACATGCCCTTCCTCGGCCAACATCTCTCGAATGCATGCGACCACGCTTCCGGCATCACCGCCCAGTTCCAGTTCCTCAGCGGCGGCGCCGGTCAACACTTCCCAGATTCCCTCTGGTGGTGCGACGTTCGGCGTATCCGGCTCCGTCTCGAACTCGCGGCCTTCGTTCCGGTGCCCGAGCGGGCAGTGGAACGGGTGCCCGCTGAGCCACAGCGGCACACCGAAGTAGGTGTCGCAGTGGTCGCAGATCACCGCTTCCAGAACGAGTTTCACTTTCAGTGTCGTCATGCGCATTCTCCTGCGTGCTGGCACCAGCAGTTGGGGCATATGTCCCGTATGTCGGTGGGGGTTACTGGGTTTGGGCAGTTGGTGTGTACGAGGGTGTCGTCGTCGTAGCGGACTTCATCGCCAGGGCGGATCGGGTCGTCTCCGTATTCGCACCAGCCCCCGAACTCCGCACGGAATGGGCGGCTGCTGCTCATCGCCGGAGTCCGATGTTGTCTCCGGCGTCACCGAGGCCTAGGAGGTACTGGAGGCCGGGGTTGTCGTAGAGGTTGAATGTCATGGTCACGCGGTTCATCAGGTGGACGTTGTGCCCGCGTAGAGCGCGGTGGCGGACCGCGAACCGCTCGGCTTGCTTGAGACCGTCTCGGCAGGCGGGGAACTCCCACGTGGCTTTCACTTCATGGCCGTAGTCCTCGTCCTTGGTGGTGGGGCAGTCCTGGCACTCGGCGACCCATTTCCGCGCTTCCGGCTCGGGGTTCATGGCTGTTCCCCGTACCCGGCGATGTGATCGGCGGCGGCCTGCGTCAGCGCTTCCAGTAGGTCCACGGTCTCGCCGAGCTGCTTGTCGGTGGTGCCCCACTGCATCCAGCCGAGCGGTGCGATCTGGAACTTGCGGGTCACACCATCGGTGGTGGTGATTTGTCCGCGTATCAGCTGGACCTTCACGGGTACATCCCCAGCACCCGGTACGTGCGCGTCACGTGGCGGGAGACGCCATCCCAGTGCAGATGACCCATGGCGCACGCCTGGCACACCCAAAGCGTTTCCGGGGCGGTCAGCTGGTCCATGCTGCGAGGGCACAGCTCGCAGGTCACCTTGATGACCGCACCCACCGTTGGCCGCTGCTCCGCCGTCTGCCCGGCTCCCGGTTCATCGGCAGGGGTGACGGTGGCGCGCAGACCCGTTATCCACGCGAGCAGTTGCTGGCCCTCCGCGTTCTCGATGGTGTCTGCGGCGCGGCGGACAGCTTTCGCCGCGTACCGGGCTCCCACCTCAAGAAGTTCTGCGAGATTGCTTGCCATGCTTGGTATCTCCTAGTAGTCGGCGCTGGCGTCGGTTCAGCCCAAACGGTGACTGCTGCTCCCGTCTCCGGGTCGTGGGCTGCCGGCGGGGAATCGGACGGAACGTGGCCTTGGTCTGGTCGGTGGCCGGGTCGTACACCGCCGAGACGGGCGCGTAGTAGGCGCCGTGTAGGTCGGGGCCGAATGGGTGGGTGTCGGCCAGGATGTGTGCGGCGATGTCGCCCCGGTAGTTGGCGACGTTGCGGGTGGCGCCGGGGAACAGGTCTGCGAACTCAGTCATCAGGAGGCCGCCTTCCGGCTGCCCCAGAGATGCTGGATTTCATCGACGCTGGCGCGATGTTGGTAGGCGTCCCCGGGGCAAGCCTCCACCAACACTTCCTTGCCCCAGCGCTTCTCACACTTAGTGCCCCAGCGTCGGACCTTCTCCACTTCGGCGGACTCGGGGGCCAGCGAGTCCAGGAACCGGTGCTGGTCGAGTAGAAACTTCTGGCAGAAGTCCTTAGCCCTCGGGACCTGGTTGATGGTGATCGGTCCGCCGGTCATGAACCCGAGGAGCGCTTGCACTTCGCTGACCTTGCATAGCGCGCCTTCGGGTAGCCCGGCGGCGACGGTCAGTACGGCAGCGAGCGGGAACCGTTGCTTGCGTGCGCGGCTCATTCGGTCCTCCAGGTGGGGTCGCCGATGAATGGGGCTTTTGCCTCTACGGGCGGCCCGGCGATGTATGCGGATTCAGCTAGCAGCTCGAACACGGCGAGGGAAGCGTTGAGCTGTGCCTCCGCGATGAGCGGAGCTGACTGTGCCTTGGGGAGGCCCTGCGCCTCTTCGTAGAGACGCAGGGCTTCCTCATGGTGTTCGGTAGCGGACACGTCTACCGGCTGTACTCGTTGCTGAACGGCTGAACCGGCTCAGGTGCGGGGCCATACGCGACGGGCAAACTGTCGGTGATCTTCTCGACCTCTGCGTCGAACGCCGCATCAACGACTTCCTGTGCCCGGTCGAGCTTGTATCCGAACGCGACGCCTTGCGGCCCGAGTCGGTACATGAAGTTCGCCAACAGCTCGTAACGCGCGCCGCGCTCGTAGATCGGGAGCCTCAGCGTGAGTACCTGCGGGATCTCGATAGTCCCGGCGGTTCCGCCGCCCGCATCCGAGGTCTCCTCGACGTACTCGAACTGAACCTCGCCATTGGCGATATCCCGAGCCGACTTGAACGAGAGGGACCGCTTGGCCTGAAACTTCCGAACGATCTCCACCAGGTCGGCCGCCGGGGGGTTGTAGATCTCGGAGAGCCCATCCTGGAGGTGGTCAGCGAACCTAGCCTGAGGCAGGAACTCACCGTCGAGCTGGGACCAGTGCTGCCACTCACGGGAATGCTTCAAATGCAGCGCTATCCGGTGATCACCCCAACCCTCGTAATTGAGGATCGCGGTCACCCGGTTGCTTGCGCGGTCGGCGAACCCGAGCGCGTCAAGCTGCTGGACCTTACCCAGAAGCAGGTTCAAGCTATCCGCATCGAGAACCGCAGTAGTCCCGCGCTGGCGGCGCGGATTCGGCAGGTACTTCTCCAGCGAATGAAACTGCTGGGTCTCGTCATTTCGGACCGTGTACGTGAAAACGTCCGCTGTATCAGGAGATACGGCGTCCACGCGGTCAGCGGCCAGCCGGGCAATATCGGCTGCCGCATCGACCTCCGTACGGGAACTGGTGTCGGTGAATGATGCCATTTACTGGGCTTCCTTTCTGGTGTTGTCCTCGGCGGGTACCGGGGTGGGTACGGCTTGGATGGAGTTGAAATCGAGTTGGTTCGGGTCCGATCGGGTGGGGTTGCCGTCTTTGTCCACGAACCACAGTGAGCGCGTCCGGTCCGGCTTCGGGAGCTTGGGCGTCACATCGTCGTCAATGATCAGCATCGGCGTCTTCTTCTCCTGCGACACAACCAAAGTCAGCGTGAGGGAGCCCTTCTTGCCGGTGGCTTTCACCGCCGCTAGAAGATCGTGGAGACCCTTGGACAACTCGTCATGAAAAGGACGACGACAGCGACTACGAGGGCAATACCTCCGGCGACGAGCGAAACGTAGGGGCCTTCGGCATCCCGGTCGATTCGATGGGCGACGAAGCCGCCGCCACATAGGGCCACGGCGATGAGGCCGAAGATCAGGAACGTGACAAATTCCCAGGACATGTGCTTACTTCTCCTTCTCGGTATTGGTTAGGACGGCGATGATTTCGGCGGCCAGGTCGTCGGACAGCGAGTCGATGTCCGTGACTTCTTGGGATACGCACTGGGACACGAACTCCAGTGCTTCCTTCATGCCCTGCTTGGTGCGGAGCTGGTACTTCTCCGCCGTGAGCAGGTCACGGACTTTCTGGATGGTGGCGCTGTCGGCTTTGCCGCTGCCGGGCGGCGGGGTGTTGTCGTCACCGCCGTCCGGCGCGGTGGCCTCTTGCGCGTCGGTTGCTGTTGGGGCTGGCTCCGGCTCGGGGGCAGGGGCGGGCTCAACGTTGGTGTCCGGTTGGGTGGGGTCTGGCCCCTGTTCCGCCGTCTCTGCCTGCCGGCGTTCCTCGATGGCGGCTTGCAGACCGGCGAGGCCCTTCTGTTGCGCAGGTGGCCGGGTGACCCGCTGCACGGAAACCGTCTCCGAGAGTTGTAGCTCTTCAACGGAATGGCTCATACCGAGGAGCACGTCCTGGAAGAGGATGCGGCAGACCTCCGCTTGCGCCTTCGCACGCAGCATCTCAGTGGGCTGCTTCTTGTAGAGGTCGTTGCTGGTGAAACCTGCGGTGGTGGCGCGGTCGATGGTCCACTCGGATGCGGCGGGCCTACCATCTCGACGCCCGGCCCACACGACGCGCTCCGGTGATGCCGCGACCTCCCAGACACCATCGCCGTCTGGACCGCCAGTTCCGTTGTTGTCGATCCATCGCCGTACCTGCGCGACCATGGTCTTGCTGTAGACACCGGGCGAGCCGTGGACAGTGAACACGTTCTGCGCCGCCTGCATCGCGGACATACCGAGCTCGGCGCCGTACATAATGGCTGCGGCCAAGTCCTGTGCAGCCTTGTCCCCGAGCGGTTCCCGTTGATTCCTTGGGATATGTGACTGCTGGAAATGCTGAGGCACCATCGATGTTTTCGACAGCGACTTCGCCATGTTGTAAGCGGTCTGGAGTGCTCGGGCTTCGGCCTCCATACGCTTGATTGCAGGTGTGGTCGGCTCATCCATGAACACCTCCGGCACTGGCGGTGCTTCCACTTGGACGATGTCGGCGGTTTCGGACATGCTGGCTCTCCTTCTGGTTGTTTCACTGGACCGCGTACAGGGACACCGATCCGCCCCTGCCTGGTTGTCTGCGGGCGACACGGACACCGCCCGCTGTCGCGTACTGGGCATCGCCCATGAGGTCGAGAATCTTTGTCTTGGCTCCGCGTTCGCGGTTGGTGGCCTCCTTCGCTTCGGCTACTGCGGTGAGATAGTCAGTGCCGTCTTCGGGGGTGATCTGGACTGTGATTCCGCGCGCGATGTCGGGGTGCTGCTCGCGCACAAATTCATAGGTGGCGACCGAGTTGTCGAGCGGTGGCGGCTCCGTCTCATCGAGTGAGTCCCAGAACTCCTTGCACGCCTTGATGATCGCGGCGGCTGCGGCCATGTTGTACGGGATGACGTACGTGTGGTGTTGGAACCGCGGACCCATGACGACGAGGTGCGCAGGTTCTTTCGTCAGCCCCGAAAACACCTGCTGGGTAAGAACTTGCGTGAAATAGTCTGGTGGAGCTTCATCGGTGAAGTCGTCGCCCCACTCCTCCAATGAGCGCGCGATCTTGAACTCCACGTCGCGGCGGCGGCGGCCTCGGCGTCCGCGTCGGTCGAGCGTGACCAGGTACGGGAAACCGAACTTCTCCGGGTCACCGACGTACTGGACCTCGCCGGGTGACAGCTGCCAGCCGGGGTTGTCGTACCGCCACAGTTCGGCGAGGGCGAGCTCGAACGCGTGCCCTACACGGAATATGTCCTTCTCTGGTTCCGGCGCGGCGAGGCCCTTCATCCTGTGCCACAGGCAGTATGGCGAGTCCCACCGGGAGAGGCCCATGATCGCGGCGACCTTGGAAGGGCTGATGAGCATTGAGTGCTCCGGCGAGCCAGGGGCGATGAATCCCGGTTCGCCGGGCCGGTAGATACCCGGCTTGATATCGGTCATCGCGCGTTCTTCCCTGCTGGTAGGTAGTTGTCGTGAAGCCAGAGGTCCGGCTGGCGGTTGGGGCGGTTGCGCACCGGCACCGCCGCTGGAGGTATGTGGGGGTGTCCGGGGATGGAGAGGCCAACGGATTGCGCCCATTCGGGGCTAACGGTGACTTCCCGGTGGTCGGCGGAGCAGAGGTCAATGATGTTGGCGGGATGCCATTTGCCGCCCTGTGAGCGGTTGATGCGGTGGTGTTTCTCAGTGGCCTTTTCCTTGCCGCACCACTCGCACCAGCCCATCGAGCGCCCGGCGACGTGGGCGCGGGTGAGGGGTTCATCCCAGTTGGTGATGAACTCTTCGTCCCAGATCGACGGCGCTGTCACTGAACCGGCCTGAGGACGATGGACGATTTGGCCGGCAAGACATCTACGTGTAGAACGTCGTTGCTATCGAGAGGCGTGGCGCACTCCCATTGATCGAGGCCGTCCGCGTCTTTCCCGACATAGGCGAGTTCGCAAATGATCTTCCGGCCATTGGCTTTAGTGATGTAGACGCCTTGCGGGCGCTCTGGTTGCTCGCTCATACGTCGTCCGGTTCGGGTTCGGTGTGGGCGGGTTTGGCTGTGAAGTTCCGCGCGAATTTCCTGCCAGCTGCGGCGGCGACAGCCTTTGTGGTGTATGGGCCGTAGTTGAAGTGTTCATTCCCCTTGGGGCTGGTCCACTTCCACGCGAACCCTTCGTTGTCCTTCCGGGGGAACGCTTCGACGGTGCCAGGCACCGGCTTGGCTTTGGTCACGCTGCGCCTTCCTTCCTCGTCGCGGCCTTGATCCGTTGCAGCTGCCGTTCAACGGATTCCGGCTTCACGTCGAGCCTCTGCGCGAGCTGATAGGTATCGGTGACGCCCATGTCTTGGAGTTCTTCCAGCCGCTCTGTGGCGGTGCTGAAATTGCTGCCGTAGATCGGCTGCACGGCGGGGTCATCGATGGTGTCTTCGTCCCACTGGAGAGGTAGCGGCCAACCCTTTTGGGTTGCTCGCTGGCGGGCGACACGGCTCGGGCCTTCGGTCATTTGCAGCTTGTTGAACAGGTCGGCTATCGCTTGCGCACGTTGCGCCGTGACGTTCTTGGCTCTTCCGGAGTACAAGCCGCTGAGGGCGGTTGGGTCTGAGAGCCCCAGACTGGCCGTGATCTGCGGGCCGCCGTACCCGATCCGGGCGAGGGCGCGGAGGCGACGCACTGAACCCGTCGAATCCACGAGTGCTGATGCGCTTGCGAGATCGACAGCGGACGCGGGTACAGCGAGGCCCATGATTAGTTCGTGGGTGCGGCGGTCGATCCAGCGGCGTTCGGCAGCAGCTAATCGCATGATGGTGCTGCGCGATAGCCCGGTGAGGCTCCGTATCTGCCGCGTCCCGATACCGGCGGCTTGAAGTTGTGCAAGCCGTTCGCGGGCTTCGTCTACGGAGTGCCTTCCGTTGTCGAAACGTCCGTAAGCCCGCAGGCGGTAGACATGCCGTTTCCGGTGGGTGTCACAGAGGCCATGACCTACAACCGGCCTTTTGCAGAGTCGGCACTGCGCCCTCACGGATTACCCTTCCGCCCCGAGAAGAAGTAGTGCGAGAGCATCGCCGCGACGATGGCGGGTACCAGCCATCCGCCCTGCGCTGTCACTGCGCCGACGCCCGCGAACACGAAAGAGGCTGCCAGTGAAGCCCAGCCCTGCCTCATGATTCGACCGCCAGAGGGTTGTACGCGTTGCCTCGTGCGAACCGGCGGCGACGCTTCTGTGCGTAGTTGAGGCGCGACTGGCGGGCGATGGCCGCAGTGTTTCCGCGCCGGGCGCGGCGGGCGTGGCGGTTCTTCTTCCGCCGTCGCTCTACCTCCTCTACGGGAACGGACCCCGCGTACACGTTGGAGCCTTGGAGTGCGAGGAGTACTGACTTCTCAAACTTGCCTGGCTCCAGTGGCTTTGGTGTGGGCTCCAGCTGGTATATGCCGGTCTCTGGCTTCTTGGCTGCTTCGGTGCGCGCGTTCTGGTCGCGGAGCAGCTTGTACATATCAGGCATGGGGATCGGCTCCTATTCCCTTCTTGTCGCGCTCGTACGCGCGGCGGAAGCAATCTCGGGTGGCCCGCGTGTCGCCGAGCGCCGTGTGTTCGGCGGTGTTGGTGACACCCAGCAGCTCGCAGCACCTCGCAAGGCCGGGTGGGTCGGCGGGGTCGATCTGGAAAAGACCTGCGGTGTAGGCAGATAGGTCCGAGAGCCGATACCGCCAAGGCTCTTTCGTCCGGGTCTGCGCACGCCAGACGTGCTCGTAACCGGCTATCAGCATGTCCGCGTCAAATCGCGGGTTAGCACCGCCGAGGGTCTTCCCGTCCAGCAGTTCGAACAAGTCCTGGTAGCAGTTCAGCGTCGCGGTATCGGTGAGCTGATCGCGGTAGAGGGCACGCTCGTAGTACCGGTTGATACGCATCGACTCTGGGTCCGCGTAGCCCAATGCCTCCGCCGAAATGAATGGGACGAAATGGATTTCGCGGCCCGTCTTCAAGTGGATCGCCGCGACCTCCACCGGCAGGTGCCGGTTGCGGTCCAATCCGGTTGTCTCAACGTCAACAACCCATAGCTCGCTCATATGGTCCTCCAGCGGGCCGACTTCACGTAGAGGTCGAGAAGCGGCTGCTGCCAAGGGCAGTAAGCCTCCACGGACAGCCGGACAATGCGGCCCGCGTCGGGGTAGCTGAACCCTCGCTCGTGGAGTGCATTCCCGATGCGGTTGATGCCGTTGAAAGTTGGATCGCCGCTGATCGCGATGCACAGCGCGCCACCGACATCATTCGCGGCATCGTTCACCGGGTCGGCAGCCGCCGGGGCGGCGCAGGAGACCACCACCGCGAACGCGACGAAAGTCGCCAAGACTATGCGTATCATGCGGCAGCGCTCCAGATCTCGGCTGGTGTGCCGTGCCTTGCGGACAGTTCGTCCCAGATCGGATTCAGGCTTGGCGGCGCCGGTTCGGGTGCCGGTTGGATACCGAACAAGACACGCCGCAACCATCGGTGCTTCATGTTGTCTCCCTGTGCTGGTTGGTTTTACGTGAGGGTGAGCTGCTGGGAACCGCCCAGCCGGTAGTGCATTTCGCCGATACCGGCGGCGGTGACGTGGATGATCTGTGGGCGCTCCTTGGTCACACCGGTAGGTGTTTCGTACTCGCCGCCGGGCCGCAGAGCGATGTACCCGAGGGTCACGCTCTCCGGGTATGCGTGCCAGCGTTGATCGCGGCCCCGCGTGATCCAGTCCTCGTTAGCCATTGCCTCGAACAACTGGTCGCGCCCGATGTTGATGGCAGGGTCTACGGACAGCAGGCGTGCGGCCTCGGATACGGGGTAGTCCCCCGTGAGATCCGTGAGATGCGCTGGCAGCTCAGGGCGTTGAAGGATGCGCGCCATGGTGATCACCTGCTGGCGAGGACGTTCGTCATCAGGACGGAGCCGAAGAACACGCCGAAGGCGAGGGCCCAGAGGACAGGCACCAGGGTCTCCCGGAGCCAGGGCACCACGGTCTCGCGGAACATCACGCGAGCACCTGCTGTGTGGTGCCGATAACCTTGGGGAAGTTCGTTCCGTTCCACCCACCCTTGGGCTGCTGGAGCTTCGCGATGTGGCTGCCGGTCATCCAGCGGTTGAACGCGACAATGAAATAGCCGATGGCTTCGCGGTCAGAAATCTTGAAGCCCTCGCCGCGCACGCGGTCTAAACGGTTACGCAGGGCGAGGATTGGCGAGCCTGCCTCTAGCCCAGCACCGTCGAGTACTCGCTGGAAGAACACGCTGGTTGTCTCAACCCCATGCCAGTACGCGATGCCTGCGAACACCGCACGCACCAGGCCGGGCCGGGCCTTCACGCGATTGAAGGCGCCACCCCTGCGGATGAGCTCGAACAACTCGGGATGCTCGGTGGCCCACTGCACAACATCCGTGGTCGTGATAGCGCCGGAGGCCTTATCGGTGTACAGCCAGCCGCGCTGCCACACCATGAACGTCTTGACAGCGGAAGCATCCGAGTTCGTGGAGTTGATACCGGCGAGGTTCAGCTGATCGGATGCGCTCCGCCGGAGGCCCTGGTCCATGGTGCTCTGCGATTCCGCCGGCAGGCCCCGAACCACAAGCATTTCCACGGGCACGCCGCACAGGGAGATCGCGTGGAGGCGGTGCTGCCCGTCGAGAAGTGAGCCGTCCAGGCTGAACTTGATCGCCTCGCCGTTGAACTGCCAGCGGCCCGCCTCCATGTCGGCGGCTAGCTGGAGAATCTTCTTCTCGCTGAGGGGCCGGTTACGGACGTTGAACTTGAGGTACTCGTCGGCGAGCTTGCCGTCGATCCTCTCGACATCGGACGTGACCATTTGGTTCCTCCGAAGTGGGATAGCATTCGACACTGAGGTGCTCCTTCTGCTGGTTTACGAGGGCAACTTCTCGATGACGCGTTGCAGCGCGTCTCGCGCGCGGATCAGATCGCTTGCGTAGATGGCGATTTGGTCCGCGTTCTTGTCGAAGCGGTCGTCGGCTGCCAGTGCCTCTACCCGCTTCACCGCCTTCGTCATGGCCGTGGTGGCTTCGGCGAAGGAGTCTGTGATCGGCTTCCGGCGGGGGATGGGCACGGGAACCGGGACGGGGGCGGCGGGTGTGGGGAGCACGCAGGACTGGTGCTCGTCGCGCCAGTCCTGGAGGGCCAAGCGGTCTTCGTCTGCCGCCCCGGAGTAGAGGGCCATGGTGGATCCGCACACGCACTTGGCGAAGCTCTCCACGGTCTCGGAGGTGGCGGCAGCGGGGGGAGCGCTCACCTCCGAGACCGTGGGAGCGCCCGTGGCCGCCTGCGCGGGGGGAGGCGCAGCATTGGCAGCCGCCGGGGGCTCATTCGGGAGGTCTGGGACAACCGTCAGCGTGGGCCGTACCGGCTGGGTCGGCTGGTAGGTCTTGCCGTTGGTGCCGGTGACGGGTCCTACTGAGTCATTTGACTCAGTAGGGGGTGCAGGGAGTTCGCGTTGCACGGTGCTCTGGCTGACCCCGGTTGCCGCCGCGATAGCGCGGGTGGAGAGCCCGGAGTCGCGGAGGGACAGCACTACCTCGGCGCGGGTCTCGCGGGGCAGCTTGAACCAGGTGGAGGCGAACTCGCGCTCGCAGTACACGTCCCAGGACGGGTATCCGAGGACAGCCCATGCCCGCTGGGTGTATGCCTTAGCTATGAGGTCCCAGACGCGATCGACGGAGCTGCGGATGCTCTCGGTGAGTGCCCGCGCATCAGTCGGCGACATCGCGGTCACGGAGACGGCGGACATCATGCGGCCTTGGAGGCGGAGTCGGGCAGAAGAGAGGTGAGGGAGATGCCCAGAAACCGGGCGATGCCGTCGAGGTCGGCGAGGGTGAAGCTCAATTCCCCTGTGAGTCGGCGACTTACGTACTGCCGGGTGCGCCGGAGGGGAACGGCGGCGTCAGTGGCGGTGAAGCGGCGGCGGGCGAGCTCGGCTCGGATGGTCGCACCAACCATTTCGTCCAACGTCAGAACGTTACTCACAGCGTAACGATAACTCACAGCAAGTAACGGCGCTACCGTTTGGAGATACGGCGCGCCGGTTTAAGTGAGGTGTGAGTTACTTTTCCGGTCGTTTAGTTAGCTTTAACTTTCACCACGACCGCTAGACGGTTATCATGAGCGCTATGAGTACGTTGTATTCGGTTCCGAACGAGACCCTGTCCCAGACGGTGGCCCGCCGAATCCGGGGGCTGCTCGGGGAGAAGCGCATCTCTCAGGCCAAGTTCGCCAAGATGCTGGAGACGAACACCGCGAGCATGTCGCGGCGGCTCTCAGGCGAGTACCCCATCGACCTGGCTGAGGTTGAAAAGTATGCAGCCGCACTGGGGGTGTCCCCAATGCGGCTGTTGACTGGTCGGCCTGACGGCAGTGGCCCCGATGGACCGGATGTGCGCCCGAAGGGATTCGAACCCCTAACCTTCTGATCCGTAGTCAGATGCTCTATCCGTTGAGCTACGGGCGCTTACTATTCAATTGTTGCAGGTCAACAGGTTTGGCCTGCAGACCGACGCGGAGGCGAGAGGATTTGAACCTCCGGTCCCCCGTAAAGGGGACAACTCATTAGCAGTGAGTCCCATTCGGCCGCTCTGGCACGCCTCCTGAACTTCCTGAGCGGGACTCCGAACCCATAAAAATGGATCCCGAACCGCCGAGGGCACAGAGTACAGGGCCGCGCGCCCCAAAGGCAAAGCCGTTGGTCGTCATCGGGCCCCACGTGCCCCGATAGTCTGGTGACGTGCCCGCACGACTTCGCCCCGAGCTGACCGAACTACCGGCCTACACACCGGGCCGAAACGTCCCCGGCGCCATCAAGCTCGCCAGTAATGAGACCGTGCAGGAACCACTGCCGAGCGTGCGGGCCGCCCTCGCCGAGGCGGGATCGCTAATCAATCGGTACCCCGATAACGGCTACGCCGAGCTGCGCTCGCACCTGGCCAAGCACGTCGACATGCCACCCGAGCACATCGCGGTGGGGTGCGGGTCGGTGAGCCTATGCCAGCAGCTGGTCCAGATCACCGCAACGGTGGGCGACGAGGTGCTGTTCGGCTGGCTGTCCTTTGAGACCTATCCGTTGGTGGTGCGGGTCGCGGGGGCGACTCCGGTGCCGGTACCGCTGGTCGACCACACCTATGACCTCGCCGCCATGGCGGCCGCCGTGACCGACGTCACCCGGCTGATCTTCGTCTGCAACCCCAACAACCCGACCGGCACCGTGGTGCGGCCCGCCGAACTGCGGCGGTTCGTCGAGTCGGTGCCGCCGCATATCCTGATCGCGATCGACGAGGCATACGTCGAGTACGTACGCGAGGACTTCACCGACAGCCTCGCACTGGTGCGTGAGCACCCCAATGTCGTTGTCTTGCGCACCTTCTCGAAGGCGTACGGCCTGGCAGGGCTGCGAGTCGGCTACGCGGTCGGCGATCCCGATGTGATCACCACACTGGGCAAGGTGTACGTACCGTTCAGTGCGTCGAGCCTCGCGCAAGCCGCCGCGGTGGCTTCCCTCGGCGCCGCCGAGGAGCTGCTCGCGCGCACCAATGACGTTGTCACCGAACGCGCCCGGGTGACCAGCGCACTGCGGGAAGCCGGCTATCAGGTGCCGCCGTCGCAGGCGAACTTCGTGTGGTTGCCGCTGGGTGAGCGCTCCACCGAATTCGCCCAGGCCTCCGCGGAGGCTCGAATCATCGTGCGCCCCTTTGGCACTGACGGAGTCCGGGTGACCATCGGGGCACCGATGGAGAACGACGCGTTCCTGAAGTTCGCGCGCACCTGGCGCTAG